AACCAGGCGGACTTTACAGAAATGAAGCGGAAAAACAGGGTGCAAAAAGCAAATCTGTCGGCTTTGCCGACGCTATGCGCCCGTAGGGCAGATTTGCTTTTTGCACCCTGTTTTTCCGCTTCATTTCTGTAAAGTCCGCCTGGTTTCTTTTGCAAATCGGACGGATGGATTTAAAAAAATCCGCCTGGTTTCCAAGAGTTCTCATATTGATCTAAGAAAAAAATTGGGCCGGCCTGTATAGATGGTCCAGGATTATTTTTCGTGCCGCACAAGGGGTAACCAATTTGTTACATGTGAAATTGGTCCATTGTGCGCCCACGAGGGGCATCATTTCGAAAGCAAAAAACGCGGCGAGCCCCGCGCAGCGGCGGGGTGTGGGGCGGAGCCCCATGGGGGAATACTTCCCTTAACTATTCCTACGACCGGCTGAACCACTCTTCGCAGTTCTATTAGGGGATGCACTCTTGCGTCCCGACGAACCACTCTTCTGTCGCTTCGCAGATCGATTAGGGGATGCACTCTCGCGACCGGTTGAACCACTCCTCGGACGCTTCGCAGATCGATTAGGGGATGCACTCTTGAGACCGGTTGAACCACTCCTCGGACGATTTGCAGTCCGTCTAGTTGAAAACTTTTTACTCAATTCAGCTAGAAAATTTATATAATTTTGACTCGACTTATTGACTTTGTGCACTTTCATTTCCATCTTACTAATATTTGCAAATGCATTGTTCTTTGATCGAGCCCTGTTCACTATCTGTTTATACACCTCTGCGGTTATAGGCCGTCTTCTAGATTCATGCCTTACTAACATTGCCTTCACTATTGGAGGCAATGGCGCTACATTATTCAATCGTTGTAGTTTGTTAATATTCCCTGCGTTAGGATTCGATGTGATAGTACTTTTATAAGTACGCTTAGTACTCTTATTATAGGTGTACTTGTTCAAACGACGACAACTAGGAGATATTTTGTCAACATAGGAACTCCGGGAATAAAAAATTAATCTAAACTTTGTAGTTTTTGGTTTGAAGTTAAAGTCACTATAATGTCTGCGAATATAACTATTATTGTTGAAAAAATCAACAACATTTTCTCTGAACCACCAATCACATGCATGAAGTTTATAGGGATAAGCAGAATCAAAAATGTAACCTTTACTTCCTCTTGTAAGACATGTCCATACATGTCTTCTTTCTAAATCATTACTAGAATTATGAATTACAGCACCTGACAAACGAACATTACCCATCTTCAAAGGTAAATCTGTTAGACGAGCTTTCTTATACAACAAAAACTTTTTATTATATCCTTGGGGTGAGTTTGGAATTTGCTCTCCAGTAGGAGCAATCAGTGAATAGTCATCACCCGTGAAACCCAAAGTTTTCAGTATTACTTCAATTTCATGATGCACACAAGCACCCCCAGTCATGGCGTTAGGGTTTAACCATTTAGCGCGAGAAAGAAGAACGGTGTTCCTCTGGTGTGTGCTCCAAAGCTTACCAGGACCACCAATCGAACACATATATTGATCTAGAAATTTCCAAAAGTAAATCTTATTAATCTTTTCAGGTCGTGCAGATGGTGCTACATTCAAATTAGAATGAAAATATGCCTTGTTTGATTCATTCATATTTTTATACTCTTCCTGCAACTTTGCCCATAGAATCTTAAACCCATCCTCTGTCATCAGAAACAGATTAAGTCCTGCATTTAACCAACATGTCCGGCCCGTCTGCCCAAGTCCAATATTCATATACTATTATAGTGTTTTTATTTCCAACCTAAATTACTTCTGACGCGATGTACTAATTTAGGATGGAAATTCAAAATTGAGAGGAGACCCTGGTCAAGTACTCAGGACTGTAACTGGTCAAAAGGCTTGTCCCAGGGTTCGTGGTCCATGATTTCAGATATTACTTCGTACACAGCCTTTTTGAGTTCAGGTGTAATCATAGATGCACGAATCGCTTCAATCCGAGGCTTCCAGAATGTTTCGTAGTAATCATCATTTGGGTTAACATGCTCGATAGTTTTCTTAATGGCGTTTGCGACATAGTCAAGTGCCTCAAAGGGGTCCATCTCTACCTTAGTCGGTCTCACATCCTTTATGTATTTCACTCCTAAATTACTTCTGACGCGATGTACTAATTTAAATTCTAAATTCAAAGTATGGTGACAAAGTTGAAACAGTGGGAGCAAGCTGTTAAGAAACGAAAAAATGCTATAATGCGGACCCTACGAAAGATTACCAAACTTAAACCAGGACCCCTGAAACGCCGGGCGACCGCCGACCTTAATGATATGATGCTCTATGGTGTTATGGACCGACACAAACACCACTGGCACAAAATAGAAGGCACCTGGTTCCTCGACTCGGTCAGGTCTAAAAAACTAAGGAAGTGACCACTGTCCCTGTCCCCTTTTTCAATTTAAAATCAAAATTGGTAGTTACTTAGTAAAGGTCAAGTAGAGTATCACCCGTGTCAGGGGTGATAGGTTTACCGCCAAGTGACGCTTATCACACTTGAATGAAAACAGCTTTCCATCCTCCTCCTTGTGTGCAGTTTCACCCTGAATCAGGTAACAGTCATCCGGACAACTCAGTCCAAGGTGATATGTCAACTTGCCGACCGCCTTTTTACAGGTGGGCTTGTCTGTGTGCCCACTCAAAACCCCTCCAGATAACAACAGTGAAAACCCAGCAAAGTGTACACCCCCAATTTCATTCAGTAAATCGACCGTGTACGGAGCCACCTTTACAGCCGCAGGTGTCGCCTCGCCATATGTAAATAATGGAAAATTCCACCAGTTTTCTTCAGTGTCATCGATTGCAGTCCAGCCCTCTGCACGAATAACCTTCTCGTACACATCACGCGGTATAGTATCATAGTCAGCCGCCTTGGGCCGTGACACATCACGACACAGTGTCTGGATACAAGACATCTCTTCACTCACCTTTTTCCAATTGTCGACCAACTTTTGTAACTCGGGACGATGCATACTCTTTGTTATCATTTTGTTTCTATCTGCGTCAAAGGCTTAAACAAATTAACAACACAGACCGTAGATGAGCCTCGTCAAAGTCTGGACAGATGTCGGTAAGAAACGCCCAGTTCCACTCATTGCCAAGATCATAGAAAAGGATGGACCAATTTTGACTATTAAATACCTGACAGAAGGAAAGGATAAAATATGGAAATACGAAGAAGACACTTATGATATCGAAGACGACTCGATCGCGGAATATTTAAAAACAGACGATGAAGGTCAGCTCGGGTTTAGACTGTTGGATGAAGGCGGATACATCCATATCCAAGATGACATTTCAGATGAAGAATACAACCCAGATGAAGACGAAGAGGACTCCGGTGAAGAGGACTCAGATGACGACCTAGATGATGAGGACGATGATGACGAGGAGGAAGATTTTTCAGAGGATCTTGATTCAGACGAAGATGACGATGAAGTCGAGGATGACGAAGATAATTATGTTGAGTAATAATAACAAATGAAAGATTCGAAAAACTTGGTCATAATTTCACTCTTTGCAGTGTTTGTCTACCTTATGATGAAGAATAGATCTTCAGGGTTCACGGGAGGGTGCTGCGGCCTGGCTTAAAGATATTATTGTTAGTAACATATAATGGCGGCGTCACTTTCAAATACGGGGGGTACAAATGTGTCCCGGTTTTTGAAAGCTTTTGATTCTAAAAATGAAAAGCATGTCACGTGGCTCGCTCACATGACAAAACTCAGTGAACAAATGAATGATCCACAACAGTCTATTACACTCAATGCCGAGGTCAACCTAAATCCTATGAAGATTAAACTAAACCATAATGATACACTTGACTGGATCCATATTCACTTTGTGCTCTGCGCGTCATACGCCAAATCAGTCTTGAATGGCGAAGCCTGGGTCACACCTCGTACAACTCATTAAATCTCATCTGATAAAACTCTACAGGTGCATCAAACAAATGAACATTTCCATTTATTGAATAACCCTGCTTATTCTCCTTCAACTGCTCGACTGTAATCAAGTGCAATATGTTCCGAGTGCATATCACCTTCAAATCATCAAAATCGTTGTTGTCGAGATACAAAAAATCCAAATCTAAATGATCTTTAGAATTGGGAAGATACAAAGATTGGTCGTCTCCTTCCTTTTGTACTGGAGGAAGCTCCTTTTGATGTCTAAAATAAACTTCTATCATTTTAGCCATCAAGACTGCATCATCACGGCGGTGAAAAGCAACTACCGCCGTTCGGTCGTCCTGTGTACGCAGAGAAAATAGGTTATTTGGGGAGCTATGGATTGTGTAGTGGTTGCGCGATCTCTGTCCGGTCCTCGAGGTGACACGAGGCTTCTGAGGTGGAGCCGCTAGCATTTAATACTTAATAAGGCTTTCTTTTTATCTAGGAAGACTCTGGCACCTCCTCTTCCTCTGCAGGGGCATCTGGTGTAGGGGCACCAGTCTCGGCCGCCTTGGCATTAAGTGCCTCCTCGATCAGTGCTGCAGACCGTGTGACCGGGACATCATCCTCCGGCTCAGCCTCGGGGACAGCCTCAGCCTCCGGCTCAACCTCGGGGGCAGCCTCAGCCTCGGGGGCAGCCTCAGCCTCGGGGGCAGCCTCAGCCTCGGGGGCAGCCTCAGCCTCGGGGACAGCCTCGGCCTCCGGCTCAGCCTCGGGGGCAGCCTCGGCCACGGGTGCAGTCTCGGGAGGAATTGCAGATCCGCCAATTGAAGGCTCTGCACGGGGGCAGCCACATTTGCACATACATCCGGTGCAGCCCGGGCCGCAGTTGCAGATACACCCACATGCAGGCGTGTTGGCAACAAAGCTTGAATCCAGCGTCATCACCTTACCGTCACAAATCATCCACTGAAATCTAGTCATATCAGCGTCGGACCAGTCACGCTCGCTAGTCCCTGTGCCGTCATAATACAGGTACTTTCCGCTTACAGAATTCTTTAAATACCATACATTTTCGCTGACAAACTCTCCTGGAATACCGGGGATTGTAAAAGACATTTATATATTACAATATAATTTTTCCTCCACGCAAACGAAGCACTAGGTGCAGAGTTGACTCCTTCTGAATATTGTAGTCGCTCAGGGACCTATCATCCTCGAGCTGCTTCCCTGCAAAAATAAGACGCTGTTGGTCCGGCGGGATACCCTCCTTGTCTTGGATCTTAGCCTTTACATTCGCAACCGTGTCCGACGACTCAACTTCGAGGGTGATAGTCTTGCCCGTCAGGGTCTTCACAAACACCTGCATCTTTAGTACTCCAGGTCTTCAAGTCCTTAATAGGGTATACCGCCCATCTTCAAAAGTGTCATCCCGGCCGCAATCAAAAGTAAACCTATGTACTGCCACTTTGTGTTCAGGACCTCGCCGAACAAGAAATAGGCCGCGGCCGTCTCCAGTATCCCCGAGACACCGTCCCACATCCCGTTCACATATGTGACATTCCCGACCCGAAGTGACTTTATCAAATAATAGATGACTCCTATGTATCCGAATATTCCCTGGGTCCAGCTGTGGAGATTCGGGTGACGAGCAACACCCTTGAAACCAAAGTCTCCTATGATTTCAAAGAGTGACATGACAGTCACATCCGCTAAGCTCATTACTGTACCCTAGATAAAAAGGCGGACGCCTTGGACAGTAGGATGCCGCGCAGTACTGTTATCAACGATGTCATTGAGGTTGTGCGCGATGCCAGCGACCTCAAAAAGCAACTCAAGGCGATCGCGGATGATATGAACTATATCTCAGGTTACCACGCCACATATATCGAGGTTAAGGGTAACAAGAAAATCTTTCACGAGTGTATCATCGAAGAGTGGAACGGATGTGGCTGGGATGCTATGTCGACCGATTCAGACACGGATGACCCAGAGTATTTTCACATCACTTTCAAGGATATCATCGACGGAAATGTCAACATCAATTTTGTTTGTAAATAAAATTATTGTGTAATACAAATGGAAAATTCTGTTGCAGATGTCGAGCTTGCACGCGAGGGTCACACTGCATTCCTTGCGGACCCTTCCTATGCAGCCCCTGCTCTCTCAGCACACCCTCTTCTGGCTATGACCACATCATTCAAGGTGGCTCTCTTCCTGCTGGCAATTACTTTCCTACTGACAAAGGACATCAAGACTGCACTGATTATTTTTGTTGCTCACATTTTACTTTCTAAAATGTTATAACATGGCGGAGCTCAGCTCATAGCAAAATGTTGCTAGGCCCGGGTAAATCTGTTCCTCGAACAGCTTCTGGTCGCGCTCAACCTCCAACACATTGACACTATTATTGTACTGCTCGACCAGCTTCGCCTTGTCAAACCCTAGCATCTGGAGGTACACCTGGATCTGAATATTCTCTCGGGGAAACACCCGATTAAAAAATCCATTCACCCGATTCTTAATTTCAATTAGAATTTTAGAACCATCCGGCAAAATCTCCACTCGGTCGATGCGACCCACGACAACATAGTTACGCCCGTTATACCTGCCGATGTACATGTGGTGAAAACGATCATCATTCTCCAATTTCATGCTCGTTTTCTCTGCAGTCTCCGCCTCCTTCTGTGTCCCGTGGTTAGTAAACACCTTGGACCGAACATGTTCCAAAACCTTTTTCTTGTCCTCGGGTTCCAATTTAGAATCAGAATTGATAATTGACTCGACCTTGGTGAATGTACTCTTTGCATCATCAGAACCCTTGGATACAAATGATGATGCAAGACTATAAATTGCTTGGGCGGTGTCAGACTTGGCAATAGCCTCCTCTGCCAGCTCCTTTTTGGTTTTAGAAGTGAAATTGTCAGGGGAGTACTTTTTCCAGAGGTCGTTGAAAACCTCCTCACGACTCTTGTAATTATTTTGATTCAAAATTGCAGCCACATCGCTCGCCTTGATGATAACGAGGACCATGTCTGTACTTGGGTATACAGTACCCCGCCTCTTTATATCTGATTCCACCAATGGACCTTTTTCTTGTCCTTGGCCTTGAGACTTGCAACCGCGGGATACACGTGGGATGCAGAAAGTGGGGATGGCGAATATCTCTTTTTCTTTGGAGTGGTACGGTTAGGGCTCGGGCTCGGGTTATTTTTCTTTTTGGGGCTTGGGCTCGGGCTATTATTTGCAGCTGTGTTTATCGATTTATTTATTCTAGCAACCTGTTGAGGAGTTGGTGGTGAGGGAACCTTTACATGTGGTGTTTTGAGCGCAGCGAGTTTTTTCTTTAAATCTTCCATATGCGCTTTGTATTCTTGCTCTTTTTTGCTTTTCATTTTCTCAAATTTAAGCATTGCTCGAGCATTATTAGTATTAGGAGTTTTAGCTTTAAGGGCCTCCATTTGTTTCTTGTATTTTGCGGTCGCACCAGCCATTTCTGCTTTTATTTCTAATTCGGGAATAGAGTTGGCCGCGATTTTGGGAGAGTTGGTTTGTGCTGCTGCTCTGTTTGCTCTATTTTGAAGTACGGCAGTAGCCTTATTTTCAGCCTTTTGGAGTGCTTGCAGAATAGGCTTTGTATCATTTATCTTTGTCGGGTTGTCAAGCAGTTTGTAGTAACCGGATGCGTACCGGAGTGCACGGGTCAGTGCGGGGCGACCGCCATTCTCCCATACAAATCCAACCAACTGTGCAAACACCTGGACCAGCTTGTAAACTCCGGCAAAACCTTTCTGTCCGACATTATGGGCAGAATCTAAAACCATTTCGACCAACTTGAAAAAGGCCGAATTAGATTTGACCCCAAACTCACCACGAGTAACCATATTAGCAAGTGCGACCGTTATAAGAACTATAAAAACATAAAATGATCTACCACTGTTCGAATAAACTGATGAAATAAATCGCGAAACTGCTATTTTCTCCTCGTTTGAAAAGTTTGGCATTTTTGAAATTATATATTCAATTGGTGTAGAAACGGCGTATTTGATGAGTTCGATGAGTGTGAGAGAAGCTCCGTGGATATCTTTACCGGCAGTTCTGAAAAAAATTCGGGCGTCTCCGCCTACTGCTCTATATAAATTTCTAAAATTACCGGCCGCTTTAACAGCTGCATTTCTGCCAACTGCTCCACCGGCATATGCGGCATTTCTAAGATTACTACCCAAGGCACGGCCTACTCGTCTAACTTCGTGTACCGCAACCCTTTCTCCAACAACAGCTCCCGCTCCCGCTCCCGCATATCCAGCAGCTTCTACAACTCGTTTTATAGCTATAGGAACAGTTGCGAACACAGAAACTAGAGCCGAAGCTGTTAAAGCATACTTAAATGCACCCCCGATACCTCCGGCAATAGCCCCACCTGGACCTGCAGGGGGAAAAGCAATTCCGAGTACAAGAGGTATAAGACTATAATACCACGGCGCCCCTGGTGGTGCAGCAGGAGCCGCCATCCTATACCTTGTCTGCAGATAAAAACTAGAACCCTTGTCTGAGTATGGATAACCACCAACGTGTGGTACAACTCGCTTTGAGTTTCGACGCGGTCATCTTCGGGGGGTACATCAGGGATGTCCTAATTTGCAAGGAGGACAAGTTCAACGACATTGACATCCTGTGGTACAACACAATCCAAAACTCGATGGAGAGTTTCCTGACGGTGCTCTTTTGCGAGCCGTGGGTAAAGTCCCACGAAATCACCGAACACAAAAACTCACAGTACGGCAACAACAAGCGGCTCTTGAAGATTAACATAAACAACGAACTCAACATCGACATTGTTGTTTATCACGGGACCTACACCGCGTGGCTGAACGAAAAGGACTGTGACTTTTCGTGCAACTTGTTTTACAAAACAAGAACGAACAATATGGCCATCAAGTACATCCCCGAGTCTTTCCGGTACTGCCCAGACGCCTTCACACACATCTATGACCTCACAAAGGAGAAAAAGTTTGTGAGCATCGGCGACCAGTACGGCTACCGGTACTGGATGCGTATGTCACGGAGAGGGCTGAACCTAGTAGAAAACGGCTGGATCCTCCACGGGAAACTGATGAGCAACAAACAGAGACAAACTATCGGTCCAGGTGTTCCATCCATCATGAAGATAATTCGGACCATGAATAACATCATGGACGAAGGAGCCCTTGGAGTTATCGCACCCAAAATCAACGATGTGTGCAAGGACAAGATTCGACGCAAGCTGTTCGATTACGATTCAGAATCCGAAATTGAATCAGTGAATAGCTGTCCGGGCCTTATCGAAGACCCGGAGTAACACAGACCCGCCCACTATGAGCAGCTGTAAAAATGCTATGAAATACATAAACTTTTCTTGATTGTCCTTTGCACAGTCACACTCTTTCTTCTGAAGATCTACAAAGTAACTAAAAGACAAACTCACATATGCTATGGTCAACAGACTCATTACAGGGACCATGTACTTTTCAAACACAGCCCTCCACGAACGCCGAAACACAATTGCAATAAACCCAAATGCATTAAATAAAATAGCCAGACCTAGATACATTGACATGTACTTGAGTCTCCGATCTTGGCCACACTCGCATCCGTTTGTGTACAGGTCCTTTACCCACTTGAATGCGGCCGTTAGGAAAAGGATATTGGCCAGATATAAAAATCCAATCAGCTTGGATAACATTAATATAGGCTATGAAAAAAACCCTGCTTAAGGACTGAGGCCCCTGTTTACCTATGTCTGTAGAGGACCTCTTGGGTCTGCTACAAGGCATCGAGGAAGAGTCAACGATCGATGACCTAGGCGAAGAAATATGTCTAAATTGGGGTAATGTAAAGGAAAGGCACAAACTGGTCCAGGATGCAGCCTTATTAGCAACTGATGTACTTATCCGTGATGACGGCGAACGCAATTACGATAATGAATATGTGCTCAGAGACAAAGGGTACGGGGTGATTGCACTGGAGCAGGATCGGTGCGGTTGGCTCTTGGGTGGAATCATTACACAGAAGGGTATCATAGCTTACGGATGACCATCTAAAGACTAGATGACCTTGTGTAATAGTAATGACGACAGCAAGCATTCAGAAGCTTATCGAAAAGGAGCAGGCCGTCAAGGCCCAACTTAAGGACCTGCGTCAGGATCTCAAAGAGGCTATCGAGGAGTCAGAGTACTACAAGAATGTCCTAGAGACCACCACAAACAGCGACTACAAGCCAACAGAAAAGGCGGCCAAGGCGCACGCCATGAAGGTTGCAATCGACCACTTTTCCCCAAATAAAACCGACGAGTAATATAAGATGACACGGGGCGACGAGGTCTGGACGAACGAAGAAGAAGAGTTTCTGACAAATCTAGAAAAACAATGCAACTCATACTACGAGCACAACATCAAAGAGTTTCAATACTACAACAAAATGTCTTCAAAGTTTAATATACCAATCCTATTAATTTCATCTCTAAATTCACTGTGCGCTATATCCCTGAATGACTTTATGCCCCAGAGATATGTCAGTATTCTTAACGCAGTCCTGTCAGCAGGTACCGGTGTGCTCGGGTCCATCCAACTCTACATGAAACTCAATGAGAAAATGACAAACGCTATGAGGGCCTCAATTCATTTCAAAAAATTGGCTCTTAAAATTTCAAAGGAACTTACTATTGCTCGGAGGGACAGAACAACCGAAGGTCAGACTTTCCTGGCCGACTGCTTTTCAGAATTCAATACAGTGCTTGAGCAAGGAAACCCCATCGAAAGTAAGATCAGAAACCATCTTGCATTTATTACTGAAAATCCTCTCGAAGACCCACCGTCACCTCTCAAGAATGTTGCTAATAGATTTATGCGTATTGTAAAGTCTGTATCTCCGTCTGTTCGATCTGGAAATTCAATGGATGAAATTCGAAGAAATAATTTAATTCAACAACTTGGAACTCGGGGAGGTTCAGGTGGTGGTACGCCCGAGTCAGAGCCTTAAAAATAAAGTACCCTGCTAAAGTAAGTAGGTCGATGAATAGGACTTTGAAAAAGACCTGTATCACGGTCAGGCGTGTTTCCAGACACCCTATAGTGCAGAGATCAATGAGATCATCGGCGCTCATCCGGCGACACGCTATCCGCGGGGCCGTCCTGTCTTTTATCCCGACGACTATTAATGATGTGATGGTACATCATACACCATTATCAGTGGGCGAGGTTGTGCACACATTCACAGACACAATTTCGATCGGAACAATGAATACAGTAATTGCTGTATTAAGTATCGCATCCAGAGCTTTGTAATATATATTTGATTTTCGGATCTGGATACTTGATGTCAAACGAGACCCTCAGGTTTCCACCACGGAAACCCTTACCCTCTACTATATAGTCTCTCCTTGGATCCAACACTCCCCACTGCAAAGTGTTGATTTCGAGCGGACCGTCAAAGTGTGGGCAAGTGAGGTGTGCCCCGGTGACCGAGCTCTCAAACGAGAGCTTCACCGGCCAAATAAGGTCATTCCCTTGGCGCATAAAGTTGGGATCCTCTTTGACCCGGACAATAATTACCAAGTCACCCGGCTCTTCACCCGTCTGCTTCTGGACCTGCTCGCCAAGCCCCTTTTTGATAATCTGGTGGCCATCCATAACACCAGGTTCGATGTTAATCAAAATTGCCATCTTTTCAAACTTTTGTTTTGTAAAGTTGCACTCGTCACACCCCACCGGAGCCTGTCCGTTCCCGCCACAAACTCCACAGGGCTGAATCAAGTTTTGCATAAATGGTCCCATCTGAATCTGTTGCTGAATCTTTCCTATTCCTCCACAGGCCGTACACTTTTTCACACACCTGAAACACATACGCTGGAGTGTGATGTGGAGATTCTTTGACACACCCCTGTATGAATCTTCAAATGAAATTCGAATTTCGTGGTGGTGAGTCCCTCGCCGGACAGGACCCTGTTGACCCCCAGCACCCCGAAACATCTGTGAAAACACATCAAACGCATCCGAGTAAGTTCCTGGGAACCCTTGAGGACCTAGTGGAATATTGCCGTCACCAAACTGATCAAAGTTTCTCCGCTTGTTCGGGTCTGAAAGTATTTCGTACGCATTGCTCACCTCTTTGAACTTTTCAGGGTCACCACCCCGATCCGGGTGGTGCTTCATAGCCAACTTTTTGTACGCCTTCTTAATCTCATCCGGTGAAGCATCCTTGGAAACTCCAAGTACCTCGTACATACTATGTTAAAGATAGTATTCTTTTAATAGATAGTTTATGCCGCAGGCTACGCTTGTGAACATCATCTGGGGAATTTCGTTCGAAGAGTCATGGAAAGTTCAAAAGGGTGACATTATCGTTATAAACGGAAGTTCCCGAGTCATTCACCATAAAGAAGATTCGGTCGTTTTTGTCCAACCTTTCAGCGGGTCCACGTCACATATTCAAGTTAATTTTCTAGGAAAATAGAAGATGGAGAGTCTCGTAGAGTACATCTATGTAGACTCCAGAACAAGAGACTCCAACCTTTTTCCAAACGGAAATACATACTCAGTGTACCTCGCAAATCCTATTAAAAATATAAGTCGGGTCGACCTCGTGAGTGCGAGCGTCCCAAACACAATGTACAATTTAACTTTTGGATCTAATGTTATAATTGTTGGTGGAACATCAAATGTAAGTCTGGCGCCAAGTTTTTTTACATCCTCCACATTAGCGACCGAAATTACAAGTACTGGTAGGATGCCCCCTGCCATGACCCTCACATACTCTGCGAACGAAGGAAAGTTCCTGTTTGCAAACACGACATCATTCACACTCAATGTCACGACCCAAGAAATGGCAACCATCCTTGGTTTCCCATTCGGAACCGTACTCACATCAACCCAAGTCACATCTTCGGACCTCGTCTACGGTTCGAATGTCAATTTAGTAAATAAATTCATAATTAAATCCAGCAATGTAACAGACTTTACCACAAATGAAATGGTATTCCTGGACATAGAAGAACTTAGAAATCAAAAACTTAATTTAGGTTCTAAAATAACTGGAAATACTTTTATAAATTCAAGTGCCTCACATGCCTTTGGTCCAATTACTATGGATGTTCAGGCAAATTCAATAAAGACATTTAAATTGGCCGACTATGTGCTCAGTGTAGAATATCCACAAGTCATAAGCAAGCTCTCAAGGCTCACAATCAACTGGAGAGACATCAATGGTAATCTAATTAATTTTAATGGATCAAATAACAACTCTTTTATTCTGCGCGTGACCCGAACGAATGTGCCCCCGAACAAAGACAGGGAACTCGGGCTGCCACCTCCCGTGCCGTGGGACACTTGGCATAAAGTTTACGATCCGAAATATATTTTAGGGATTGCACTCCTCGTAGGGGTCCTGCTCATATTCTTCACAAAGAAACCAACTGTTAAAGCCTAGACCCCAAGTAACATCAATGGAAGAGGAGATGCCCTACATTTCCGTCAAGGAAGAACTCTTGTTAATTTGGGAACATAAATTGAAAGACAAAGGAGTAAAGAAACCCGGAGGGGCTTTTCTTTCTGCTTTGTGTTTTTTGTACATAAATTCAGGTAAACCCGTAAGTATTGATGATATCAAAAAGTATGTCTCCGAGGATGGTTTTACGCTCGGGGGTGGTGATTCTCTCCAAGTGCGTCACCTGGCAAAACAATTTGGATTCAATATTTACAAGGGTGGTGAGTTGTACAACGGGGAAAAGATTAAGAGGAGTCACTACCTGCTCGCGGACATTCTGACTCCTCACCCTTCATTCATCTCTGTAAAGAGGAATGTAGAGCTGACCGATGAATCTTGGATTAAAATTAAGAATGAGTACAAGAACAAGTGTGTGTGCTGCGGAGACAAGGAGGGTGACCCGGCCCGATGGAACGAATACGAAAGGGTCACGCTCCAGAAAGGCCATATGGACCCGAGACTTGCACTCAAGGAGGACAACTGTATCCCGCAGTGCAAAGAGTGCAATCAACAATACAAGGACAAAGCTGTTTTCAATTTGAGAGGTAAAGTTATTCTTTACAATGAGAAAGGCCTATCCGCTTGTTTGCAATCTGAATGTACTCCTTGTTAATATCAAACCCTATGTACTGCCTCTTTTCTTGTATGCACGAAACCGCCGTAGTCCCACTGCCCATAAATGGATCCAACACAACGGCACCCTCTTGCGTAAACAGCTTTATCAAATGAGAAATTAACTGAACAGGCTTGACCGACAGGTGAGTGTTAAAGTCTCCTTTCTCATCCTTTTTTGGTTTAGAAATCAAAAAGAGGTGCATACCCTCTATGTCCTCGGTCGTCATGATATTCGATGGAAAATTACCTGTACCAACCTTGGTCTCATCTCCAGTGTACATCAGTCCCGTGCCATAAGTCTCAAAGTTGTCAATGTATCGACCCTCAATCGGTTTCACAGCAAAACATATCGGTTCAATTGCGGGCTTTAACTGTGGAGTTTTCCAATTCTCACATTTGGCTTTAAGCTCTTCCTTTTCTTCTGGTGTGCGCGTTTTATCAATATTGATTATGTGGTTTTGCGAAAAAGCCTTGACTTGGGATTGTGTGTAAATCCACCCGAGCATATCACGAATTTCAAAACCCGAATCCTCAATAGCCACGGCCATCGAGTGGTACAGACGCGGGCTACTGAATGACAAAAAGGCACCTCCGGGCTTGAGCACCCTGTACACCTCTTTTCCAATTTTAGAGTAAAATTCCCTGAAGTTAGTAGACTGTGACCGGTCAAACTTCATACCCTTTGGTAACTTGTGAATATGGTCCGATGACCCGCGCGCATCCAACTTGCGCTTGTTCCACTCAGACCCGAGACCATCCAGAAAATACGGCGGATCCGTACAAACCATATCAATCGTATTGTCTGGAATTTTAGTCATTAATTCTAAACAGTCGCCGAGGGTCACTTTGTTTAGGTACTTTTCCATACTCTATTCGGACATCTTTTCTCTAACTATAGTATGAGTCCTCGACATCCAAGGCACATTACAGTGACAAGGTCCTGGCCCGAAAGATACTTTTCAGGTCTCACAAAAACTATGAAATTAATTCGTGAAAAGGAACTTTTAAAAAGGAGAAGGACTCCATATGCAAAACTTGGGCTTTCGACCTCGAACAAGGGTGGGACCAAACGAAAGTCCAAGTGGACCCAACGGTTTCACCAAGTATATCCGGATCTCAAATTCAACAAGAATTTAATAAGTAAAAAGACTGGTATTTCCAGAAACAAATTGGACACGGTGTATGACAGGGGTCTCAAGGCTTGGAAGACGGGCGGGAGCCGCGTCGGGGCCACGGCGGCACAGTGGGCCGTCGCGCGCGTTTACAAGTTTGTTCTGGTTTCGAAGAAAAAGGTTCCCAAGTCGTGGTACGAGTCAAAGTTTGATCCGGACAACGATTTAAGGGTTAAAGGCAACAAGCCCTGAAAGTGTAACCATGTATCCCGTAGTGCATTGCGGCGGCAGTAGCCGCCAGTGTCCCGTATGAAGTTATCAACGACTGCCACTATTGCGCAGAGTTGCGTATGATCAAATCACTCAAATTACTCGCACAAAGGGAAGGGATCCACAGGGCATGTTTTTCAACCTGGGTCCACAGGAAGTTTGGGGACCTCATAGTGTTCAGAGTACTTCACGATGGTTCACTCGGAACCTCTCTGCCTTGTGTGATATGCAGAAAGATTCTAGAAAGGAACTATATCCAATGGAAAGCTCATATAGGAGAAACCTGGGTCAAGAGCACCGACGAAAATCTGCCAAAGTCCAGACCGACGCAGAAGCAAAAATATAAACTTGGGTTTAATTAATGAAGATAGCAAGAGACATTCTGACACTGGCCCTTGCAGTCACCTTTGCAACAGTTGCACTCGTACTCATACCAATACCCACTACTTCATACTATGGATCCATGCCCAATACTCTGTCCCAGGCCCCTATAGACACTTCAGACAAATCACTCGTGGCAGTTGGACTTTTGTCCAAGAAATCCGTGATGGATGCTCCATCCCATGATATCAAGCCATCCCAGCCCCCGCCCACTGTCCCAGAGCACGCAGCCTTGCCCGTGCCACAAATGCCAAAGGTTGTGGAAAAGGTTGAATCTGATATTAAAGCTTCTGTGACAAAGTCTGCAGAAATGACAGGCGTACCACCTTCAAGACCCGCACCACCCTCCTCAATGCCAGCCCCAGCCGGGCCACAGCCAGGGCCCCAGCCATCCGCCACCGACTCTTCGTCAATGTCGGGCGTCCCATCTACTCCCACTCCTCCACCACCTCCCGCTGCCAATTCCAAGTAAACACAGGTTCCCGTTTATCCAGGTACATATACCAGTGCGCATCTTGCGGTGTGTACGCAGAAATCCTCACACCAGAATCAAATTCATAATAGTTTGATTCTGATGCGGGCGACTTGACTATTTTTGTCGTGCTCTTTAGTTTCTTAATTGCATCCTCTGCATTCTTTGCGTAAATAAAAGATCCGTTTTCGAACCTAAATAGTTCTTTCCGCGTGGTGCTGCAGCAGAACATCATTTTTCCTTTCTTTTAATGCCCAGGCTCGTCTCTAACTTCGACTTACTTCTCTCTAAAGGCTTCCCCCTCTTTAACCTAAGAGTATCGCCCTTGACCTCGGTAGTCTCGATGGCCTTCATCTTCGCGGCAGTGTTAGAAACCCCGTTGCCGGGCGTATGTGTGCCTCGGATGTTTTCACCCCCGTCCGAAATCAAATGATGAATCTGAACATCGTGCGGGAAAAACACAACAGGTGCCGCCTTCCCGTAGTAAGATCTGAATTCTTCTATAGTCATTGTTCCTCCGAATTTTTTTAGGGACTCTCTCGGAGGTGCCGCATATAAAGTTTTGTTAGCTCCATATGCACGCCGGCGCATCATAGCAAGATAACTCGAAAACTCACCCCACCGGGGACTGTTTGTGTTTTTGCCATACGCCTTGGCACACTCCCATGAACAAAAATTACCAATTGTTTTGAACCTGTCAAGGCGGTCGTCATATTTAATCGGAAAATGGATGCAAGGTAACTGGGGCAGTGGTTCCGTGCACCACCAACACACAAGTCCCTCTTTATTCTCACCGACCATGTCCTGTGGAATTATCGCGGCCCGCTCTCTCTTCAACAACCACTTTGGGGACTCTTTGCTCATCTGTACTTAAAAATATACTACTCTTTATTAGTAGATGTTACTGTCAATAGACTGTGGAATTAAGAACCTTGCAATGTGTCTGATTGACCCATCCAACAAAAAGATTCACCGGTGGGAAGTAGGTGGAGTTCCACCGATGCACGCGGCGGGCGTGTTTCCGTGCCTCGTCAACCACCTCAACGAGCGCCCATGGGTCCTCGACTCGACCACGGTCGTCATCGAGAAACAACCCGATAAAAACCGTTCAATCAAGGCGGTCGAGAATCTTTTGCACACATACTTTCTCGTGCACAAAAAGGAGGTTATCATCTATGACGCTCGGTTCAAAATTCCAGATGTGGCCGGTCCTGGAAGGGCAATGTACATCAAGCGTAAGAAAGCAGCCGTCGAACGAGCCCGTAAGTTTATCCAACTGACACCCGTCAACAAAGATTGGCTCCCCGTGTTTGACAAGTCCAAAAAGAAAGATGACCTCGCGGACACTGTTATGCAGGCTCTCGCCTACATCGATAGAACCCCGACAAAGGCTGAAAAGGAAAAGGCAAAGCCCAAGAAAATGCTCCCAAGGAAGCCGACCGAAAACCAACTCAGAACAAAGTACTCAAAGGCGAATCTTGCTTACATCGTGAAACACGGTCTCAAACAAGATGCGAGATTCCTCAAGGACCTTTCGCGCTACTACGTGGGTATTGACGAATTACTTACCGAATTTAATATTTAAATATAATATAATGCCCCTGTCAACTAGAGCGAAAGTCGGGATAGCTGTTGCTTGTGTTGTAGTTATAGTAATAGTGATAGCTGTTGCGGTCACTCAGTCAAAGAAAGATTCTGGTTCGGGAAGTGGAGGGACCCAGCCAGCTGCGACTACAGGGACCCAGCCAGCTGCGAGTGCTTCGACGCCTCCCGCGCACTCAGGGACAGGGACCACAGGCCCTGTGTTCGGCGGAGGGGGTGGGGGCCCATACGACATGAGCTGCCCGGATGGTAAAATTATTACCAACATAAGCGGCCGCGGTGGATGGTGGGTCGACCAGCTCAAGGCAAAGTGTGATGACGGCACGCAGAAAGGACCTGTCGGGGGCCAGGGTGGAGGCCCGGTCGATACAGCAGATTGTCCACAGGGGTACACCGGTGTTAATGTGACCTATGGACAGTTTGTTGGTAAAGTTACACCCAAGTGCCAAGGAACTCCTATCTCCACTTCGATCGGAGGAGGGTTAGGTTCGGGCGCGGGGACAACGGCGACTTTCGATTGTCCGAGTGGAAAAGTTATTACTGGAATTACAGGTAAAGCAGGCGGTTATGTAGATAGCGCCCAAGTGGTCTGCAAATAAATTACAGGAGCACATACTTCTGGTGCCCGACACGAATCTTCGTGTCGATGTGAACTGGGTGACCGGCGTCCCACAGCGCCTTGCAGAATGCAACATCCTCCGAGTTTAGATCGACGATCGTATCATTAATCTTCTCAAGTGGCGAATAGAACCAAGGGTACTTGAGGTCCTCGACAACACCCTTCTTGATCATCATCCAACCCATTCCGGTGTATGCAACCTGCATGTACTGAGGCGCGCCGATGATATCATCCGGGCGAAGGAACTTGAATGTGCCCTTCTTCTCGAAAAACTCCTTGTTCCACTCCTTGACGGTCGCAAAGTGCTGCATATCCTCCATCATGTACACTCCGGCAGTCACATCGTGAGGAGACTCGATCAGATTGAAAAAGTCCTCCGGCTTGAACACTACATCCGAGTCGATCCACATCATTACATCGTACTCGAGGTTGCCCTGGAAAGGCTTCTGATCAGGACCCTTGAGGACATCACCGCCGAGGCACTTGGCACGGGCAAAGTGAACCACCGAAGAGTACTGCTGAGAAATCATAATCTGGTGTCCCTTTGCGGACGCCTGCATTAGAAGGTCAGACCAGCACAGCAGAAACTCACGAGAGTACTGACGACCGGGCATGCAGAAAACGACCTTCATTCTGTACTCTACAAGAACACCTAGTCTTTAACCTGTGTTTGTGAAAATAAAATACTTTGTACTAGTAATGAAGTTTAGCCTCAAGAATGCAGTTGCCATTGCCCTTGCCCTGGCCATCCTGTACCTCCTCTTCACTAGAAGAATGAGCGGGGGACCCAACCCACCACCCCCAGCAAACTGTGACCCGCAACCTATAGATGCCAAGATTGCGTGCATCACAGCAAAGCCAAACTTCCCACTCGCAGGTGATATGATCAACAACGGTACCCAGAAGTACTGCTGCAAGTCTTCATAAATATTTTTTAGTTGTAAATATAAATGGGTGGTAACAGTTCCAAAAGTTCAACGACCCAAGTGAACGAGTTTTTTAATAAAACGACAAACTCTTTCATAAGTGAAAATTCGCAGAAAGTTCAAGCAAGTGCACTGAACACAAACACTCTGTTGTTCCCGAGAGCACAGTTCAAGGGCTGCCGTGTGTCCATCCGCCAGTCTATAGATTCTGATACTATTGCGACCGGTCAAATGAATAGTCAGAATGTTCAGGATCTAACCACAAAATTAAAGAACGATGCAAATTCCGCAATCGACACTGCAGCCGCACAAAAGAATGGTTTCTTATCACCGGCAGTCGGCAACAGCACGAGTGCCACCACAAACTTAAAGAACAATGTGACAAACATTATCGAAAATACAATGTCCTCAAAGACTGTCCAGGACATTTTCGCAAATGCCCAAAACAAGAATTTTGGAGATTATTCTGATCTGTACTATGAGTGTGATCCTATGTACAAGTTACCTGGCAGGTGCGGACCAGACGATACCAGTGGGTGCGACTTTGTTGTTGATCAGAATATCAAAGCGAAAGTGGAGGCAAAGGGTGTCGCGGACGCACTCACAAAAGCTCTGAGCAATGTAATTGCCGACAACACAACCACATCAAATATAACAACTAGTTCTACTTTGACAAACCAGGGAGCGAATGATCTATTAGATTCCTGGCTTGGGGGTATTGCAAAGGTACTCGGTGTTGGTACAGGTTTTGCTGCAATTCTTGCTTGTGTTTTAATTGTAGCAATCGGAGCAGCTCTGTACTTCCTGCTCAGTCCTGCAGGCCAAAAAGCAACTACGACCCTTGCAGACGCGGGCGCGGCTAGACTCAGCGGGCCAATGCGTCGTTAACGGGCCATCATAGCCAACATTATCGGGTCTATTCCCTGTGAACCACCTGAAAACATCATAAATAAACAACACAAAAATAAAACCATACAACAGCCAATTGCTGCATACTGCTTTTGTGGGGTATTTATATAATTATCCACAAATGTAGATTGTCCAGGTGCGATTGGCGGAGCACTAGCCGCCGGGGTTGAAGCGGCTGCCGGCGTCGCGGCTGCGGGCGTAGAAGCCGCCGGAGCAGAAGGAGCAGCAGGTGCCGGAGCAGGTGCCGGAGCAGGTGCAGGTGCCGGAGCAGGAGCAGCTGCCGGAGCAGCTGCCGGTGCAGGTGCCGCCACTCCTGTGATGTTTATTGTATTCTTACACGAAGCGTCGACTTGAGATCCCTGGAAGTTAGCCTGTCTGAAATCCTGTACACACTGTGCAATGTTAGGACACTGCTTTCCTTGTGTGTAATCAGGTAAGAGGGCTGCATTTCCGAGTGCTTGCGTAATGCACACATCTGACGCACAAAACTTGTCCGCAAAAGCAACTTGGGCGCCCGGTGGTAAATCACCAACGGTCGCTTTTAGTTCACGACACCCAGGTATACCGGCTTTAGTCGTTAAACACTGGCTTGCATACTTCATCACATTAGCACATCCACACAATCCGTCAGACTGAGTCTCACCAGCGGGTGTATTGCAATAATTAGTTACCAAGTCTTTCCCCTGTTGACGAATAGATTCGTTTGTTCCTTTGACGGCATTGTTTACAGAAGTTCGGCAAGATGACTTTTGGAACCAATTTGGATCATTCTTACACATGTAAAACAGATCCTGGTCGTATTTGTATCCAGCCGCAGCAGCCTCGGGCGTCGAGTAAAAATTTGTACACTTGGGATCATTTATATTTGTCGTATTTGCTATGCACCAATTATGTTTAATTTTTAGAGCATCTGCAGGATGTACAAACTTACTAACCATTGTGTCCCAATTGGCTGGTACGTCGAACCCTATATTTTGTGCAAGGACACAATCATCGCGGTCCAACATGCCGTGATTATTTGGTCTATCCAAGTCAAATTTACCACCCTGGCCCATATTATCCCGGTCCCAGTACCCCTCCACATTGTTACCATTTAGGATACTGTCATTTGTAATCATCCACTTCCAACCCAAAGGGACTTTATAAGCATTCATATTGTTACATTGTGGGTACCCAGGTTGACCGCAGCAAGTGGTCCCTGTGCTAATGCTATAGTCAGTATGGTCTCTCCAGTCGCTCCAGCCAAATCCACCCATCCTCGTTTGCATTTGGTCTCTGGGAAGAATACTCAAGTTGCTAGTATCAGGATTATCAGCTTTTCGCCAATTATAATCCTTTTTTACACATGTTTTTCTGTTATTAGCAACTTTAGAAGGTACATCTTCTGCATTGGTTTTTTTAAACCATCCTCCGTGCCCTCGATCTTTAGCAAATACGAAACCTTTACAGTCGTTCCTTTGGTTACAGGCCCATGCCTGTACCTCTTCTGAATACCAGGGGTTATACGCCAAGTCAGACCCCCCCTGGTACTTGTCGTCCCTGTTGTCGTAACAAGTATAGTTACTCAGCTCCGACATCTACTATTTATAATATAAAAAAATAAACCCCCAAATTAGTATGGAAATTGTAGGTGAGATTGTAACCCCGTACTATGACTACGGCGGACGCAAGTATCTTGACCTGAGGTGGAACAACTCAGTCATTCGGGTCAAGGTACCTTTTCGGTACGGAAGAGTCATGTGTAAAATAGAGGGCATCACGCCAGTTCAGGACCTCAAAGCAGGTCAAATAATAAAAGCCCTGTGCGAAAAGAAAACCTGGGAGGGGAGCTCTCACTATGTCGTGTACTCTATTTGGCTGGTTTCCGACGATTAAAATACACGATAGCTCCTATTATGCCCAATATAAGACATGTGATAAATATAGTCCATACAGGTGTTGGAATTTTAGTCTTTGATGACGCAGTCTGAACTAAATTTTTTAATTGGGGGGCAATCTGACACCCGCCCGGAATAAGAGTAATCTGATTTGCCGGATCATTCCTGTACGCAAACATTGAGTTGCCGGACGGATTTACATATACGATTGCGAGCGTCACAGATGGTGAAAAGTGTTCAAACTCTCCAAAAGAAACCACCTGGACAGCCGGAAATAAATTAGAAACAATCTGCATTTGCGTTCCGGATGTATTAGTCCTAATTTTCGATTCCTGAACTGTCTGGATGACTCCGGCTGTTCGCAGGGCAGTTAAATAATCATTATATTCCTGATCGGAATTGAAGGGTGGGCAACGAGTTCCCACGCAGCCTGTTGTCGGGTTAAAGGTTGACATCTAGTATTAAGGAGGAAAGAAAATGGGTACGCTCACACACGGTGGACTTGTGGTCCCGAGTGACCCTGCCATAAAGAGTGAGCTCACTGTAAGACCAGTCGAGAATGGTATTGGGATTCGTCCTCCGTCATTCAAGGTTTATCGGGCCTCTGGTGATACAATGGTTGTACCCCGTTATTACGGGCTCGAGAAACTCGGGCCGCCCACCAAGGATGCCCGTGGATCTCCTCATCATGCTAATATTAGTTTCAACGGAACTCTCCGAGCAGAAACCCACCAACTTCGAGCCCTTGACGCAGGAATCAAAGCCTTCCAAGAAAAAGGAGGTGGCGTCCTCTCGCTCGCGCCGGGCTTCGGGAAAACTACAATTGCCTTGGCTTTTTCGGCACACCTAAAAATGAGAACCATCATCATTGTCCACAAGGAATTCCTCGCGAACCAATGGAAAGAAAGAATTCAACAGTTTTGCCCGGGTGCAACTATTGGCCGGATCCAACAGGACACATTCGATATTGAAAAGGATTTCGTAATTGCTATGATCCAGACCCTGTGCATGAGAGAGGTTGGTTCACTTGACAAATTTGGATTGTTAATTGTGGATGAAGCGCACCACATAGGTGCCGCCGCCTTTTCCCAGTCTATGTTTAAGCTGTGCCCTAGATACACTCTTGGACTTACCGCGACGCCCGAGAGAAAAGACGGACTGACCCGTGTGCTCTACTGGTTTATGGGTCCCTCCTTTTACACATTTCAAAGGGAAAATGAAAGGAAGACCAAGGTTGAGACCATCTACTACGACGACGAACTTTACAAAACCTGCCCACCCACAAACAAGTTTGGAAAAGTAAGCATGCCCGAAATGGTCACACTAATTTCAGAACTAAATTCAAGAAACGAATTGATACTGGATATAGTTAAGAATTGCTTGGGAAATGGTCGTCGGGTCTTGATCCTGAGTGACCGGCGTGAGCAGTGTCTGTGGTTCAATTCTCAATTTCAAAGTGAAATTAGTGGACTCTACATGGGAGGTATGTCTGAGAGCAGTCTGAATGAGAGTGCAAAAAAGAAGGTGATTGTGGCCACTTTTGCTATGGCCCAGGAGGGTCTGGACATTCCGGTCCTGGACACTTGTGTACTTACGAGCCCGCACTCGGATGTGACCCAAGCGGTCGGACGAATCATGCGTGAGACGGCTGGAAAAACCAACTCACCCCTGATTTATGATATAGTCGACAAATGGTCCCTATTTTACGCAATGTACAACAAGAGACTTGCTTTTTACAAAAAGGCTGGATTCCAGTGCAAGGACTCGACTGAACCCACATCAAAGAAACGGCCCATTGAGGAGGGCAAGTGTGCTTTTCTTTAGTACTTTGTTCTGTTACCGGCATTTGCGGGCATTCCTGGCGTGGCGGGAGGAAGCGGGGCCAGTGGTGGGATGGTAGAACCAGCCATTTCCGAGGGCAAGTTAGGCTGGGGAACAGCCTGTGCGACCGGGGGTGGCGTGCCACCGGTTGTATTGCTCGCCGCATTGCCCCCGCTCTCACGACCCTTTAATAGACGATACACTAAAAATATCATAGGAACACTTGCCATCACAAACATCCAAAGTTTCCAAAACCCTTTATTCTCCGTCTCTGGATCCTTCAACTTCTTGGACGGCATAATAAATCCAAGATAAACATAGAATATAAAAGCAATAATTGCGAGAATTCCTAAACCAACAATCTGAGAAGGACTGTAGTTTGTAAGAGTACCCATTCTATTTATTATAAATATTTATTTTACTTCTGGGACCTCTGGGACCTTGGGTACCTTGGGAGCGGCCACCTTGGGCACTTCGGGGACGGGCTGTGCTGTGGAGGGATAAGGGATGTAGTAGACTTGGGGGTGCATAAGCTTTTCAGTGACTGTACTAATTTTATTTGAAAATTCATCTAAATCAACCTCTGGTTTTTCTGGAGGTGGAGGCTCGGGCACATTCGAGTATGCATACCACGCGTACACAAGCGGAGCTAAACCCAAAAGGACCTGGAGGAACCAGCGCGATCTTGAGTTTGTAAGCGTTTTATCATTCTTGTCATGAGTGAACAGGCTGAACATAGGTACAAGGACCATAAACCACAAGTAAACACCAAGTAAAGCGAAGGCGGCCCACTTCACTTGGGGGTTAGACGAAAAGTATTCACTTATCGTCATCTATCATATCGCTACAATTTTTTAATCCGAAAGAACAAGCAAAAACAAACCTGCAATAAAAACGAGAGCCAAATAATTACACTCGGTGTTTCCTGGGTTTTGAGCAGCCGCTTTTGTTGGGACTGTGATGACCCGTGGAGGGCCCATAGGGCCTGGGTCCATTTCATCGAATGGCGCCATGGACAGAGGCACCATTATATATTATTTATAAAGAAATTTTTGGGGGGCTAGGAAAGTCTATCAAATTGAAAGTTCTTTTTTCTTGTTCTTGGCTTGGCGTCCCCGGCCTTTCTTGGGTTCGGTCACCTTCACCTCCCTTGTGTCCGACTGTGCGTCAACACTCACAATGTCAGAGATTGATTCGTCGTCGCGGATGATAGGACGGGTGTTCTGGGGCATACCTGGACCCATCATATTCATCAGGGAGCCAAAGTCCATCCCGGGGCCGGCCATCTCGCGCCGGGGCACTTCGGGGCCCGACATCTCCGGGCCCGTCTGACTACGCTGAACAGCATCCATCATATTGCGCACGAGCTCGGGGTTCTGCTTCATCACATTATTCATGTTCGGGACGGCCGCCTTGAACATGCTATTCGTCAAGTGGAACATCATAGCAGAGCCGCCGACCATCATAATAAGCTTCACCTCAGGGGCCACATTCACCTTGGTCTTGTACTTGTTGTAGAGCTCCTCGAAAACACCGTCGTAGTCCTCGATATTCTCCATAGTGTTCTGGGACCAGCCATTCAGCTCCAAGTCGAATGGATCAAACTTGTCGTTCAAAAACTCGAGGCCAGTCACTGTAGCCACCAGCATACGCCGCTGGAACTTGATTGAACGGTCACACTCGATGGCGTAAATCATACGCTTGTACTCAGTCCGGATCTCCTCAATGTCAGAGTAGATTGTGAGGCGAGCTCCTGACTGAATACCCTTTTTAGTCAGTCTGCTAATTTTATTAAGCAGATCCGCCTTTTCGTCTTCTATTGTCTTGTAGCCGTCGCTGGGCATGCTCGAATTTCCACCCTGTGGGGTGAAATCAGGAGGGCCGTCCTCACCATCCATCTCCTCACCGCCGTCAAACTCCTCTGGGGGAGGAGGAGGCATCGCAGTTCTCTTCGATGGGTTTGTGAAGAAATCAAGGCCATCATCCGGATCAGGAGGAGCAGACTCGTGGGGCACCTTACGACTGAAAACAGATGGACGGGCCGGCTTGGGCTTCAAGGGAACACGCTTCTCAGGAAGTTCAAGGGAAATCTCATCCAAAAGAGCATTCTCAGAGTCGTCCAAGTTTAAGTTTTGGGCACCGTCTACTATGCTGATGTCCATACTGATACCTTTCAAGAAAGGAACCTTATTTCTTTAACGCACTTCCAGGCTGAAAAATAATGTTCACCTATTTCAAAATGCCATCTGCGTACAAGGTTTCCAAGTTAATGACACATGCAGTCATCATCGGTCTGTTGATTGTCGTGGTGGTGATGCTTTACCGCCAAGGCAAGACTGCCTCTTACTACGAGGCGGCCCCCCTGCAAACCTCCCCAACCGCCAAGGCTTCCAGTGGCCCACAGTCTATTTTCGATCTGAGACCAAATCTGGAGTGCACCCCCGGCCCAGCTGAAGGCGCTTCCTACTACACCAACGGACTGACTCCAGGGGGTCTGTGCGGCGACGGCGAGTTTGTGAAAAACCAGCTGAGAGAGTTTAACATCGAAGGTGGTATCGGTGGTTCCCTGCTCGAGAAGGATTAATTTCCTAATATTTAATAGAAGATGAGTGGTCTCACCATCGACAATGGTTGTGGTGGTGGCGGCGTCGTAAATGTAAATCTGGGGAATGCAATCCCTCCCATGATTTATATTTCGAACGGTAATACAATTAACACTTTTTATGCTCTTTCAGCCGCAAACATCTATACAAACAACCTTTTCGCAACAAATATATACGGAAACGGATCAGGAATATCCGGTATTGTAGGGTCGAACATTATAGGAAATGTGGCCCTCGCAAACCTGGCCCTGTCTGTTTCTTTAAATGCACAACCGAACATAACTTCGCTCGGGACCCTCACGGGACTGAATGTCCAAGGTCTTTTGATAGCCTCAAACGGATCTGGAATTTCAAACATAAATGCAGCAAATGTCGTGGGGGCTGTCCCCGTAGCAGGGTCTGTCTCGAACCCTTCGCAGCCTAACATAACATCCGTGGGAACTCTTACAGGCCTGTCAGTGCAGGGTCTCGCCGTCATCTCCAACGGCTCTGCAATTTCCAATTTAAATTCAGCAAATGTAGTTGGGTCAGTTGGAACTGCACTGTCAGTGGTTAACCCGGCCCAACCCAACATTACAAGCGTCGGGCAGTTGACCTCGTTGGCCGTGGGCGGTACACTAAGTGCAAATGCATACACTGGTAATGGGTACGGACTTTCCAATCTGAACGCGTCAAATGTGAATGGCACGGTTGGAACTGCGCTCTCGGTGGTTACCCCGGCCCAACCGAACATCACCTCCCTCGGAACCCTTACAGGGCTGAATGTCCAAGGTCTAGTTGTAATCTCCAACGGCTCTGCAATTTCCAATTTAAATTCAGGAAACGTGGTAGGAACAGTTGGGACAGCCTACACAGTGGTTACCCCGGCCCAACCAAATATTACATCGACGGGTACACTCACGGGACTGAATGTCCAGGGTTTACTTATTGCCTCTAATGGATCTGGAATTTCAAACATAAATTCGGCAAATATTGTGGGAGCAGTTGGGACTGCACTGTCAGTGGTGACCCCGGCCCAACCCAACATCACCTCACTGGGTACACTTACCGGCCTCAATGTCCAGGGTCTGGCCGTCATCTCCAACGGTTCTGCAATTTCCAATTTAAATTCAGGAAATGTGGTAGGAACAGTTGGGACAGCCTACTCTGTGGTAAATGCAGCCCAACCAAATATTACAAGTGTCGGCCAATTAACTTCTTTATCCGTCGGAGGAATTTTAAATTCAAATTCATACACGGGGAATGGATATGGGTTATCTAACCTAAATGGATCGAATGTTTCTGGGTCCGTCGGGACTGCACTTTCGGTGGTAAACCCGGCCCAACTCAACATCACTAGTGTCGGTACACTTTCAAATTTAAATGTAAATTCAAACTTGGTAGCCGGAGCCTACTTTGGAAACGGTTTTGGAATTTCAAATGTAAATTCATCTAACCTGGCAGGGACTTTACCACTTAGCCTGTTCCCTGTGACTTCTGCTACACCTGGACCATATGGTTCCTATTCAAATGTACCGTACATAAACATAGACCAGTACGGCCGGGTCACAAGTGCAATGAATGTGGCGATTACAACTTCACAGTGGACATCGAACGGGTCCGCAATTGTGACTTCGAATGTGGTTTCGATCGGGACCCTTGCTCAACCGCCCGCAAATGCAAACTTGTATGTGGTTGGAAATGCAGTAATCACTAATGTGACCACAAACGGTTCTTCAATTTCAAGTCTAAATTCATCAAACCTGTTTAATACTATTCCGAGCAGTTTGTTACCGGTAACGGGGGTTACGGCCGGAAGGTACGGGTCGAATGTGGCCGGAAACTATCAAGCAAACATAGCCCATATTACAGTTGATACCCATGGAACAATAACAAACGCAAGCAATGCACTTATAAACCTGTCACAGTGGGTCACAGTCGGACCGAACATAGCCTACCAAAACACAGTGTCAATAGGAACTTTAGCCTCGCCCGGAACTGACAACTCGGTCCTCTATGTGCAAGGACAAGCCTATATGGCAAACGCAGTAATAGCAAACGGTTTCCAAATTTCACAACTAAATCCGAACAACATCAACGGTGTCATCCCAGATGTGTCAATGAGAGTCCTGCCCGGAATAACTTCCGGTACATACGGTTCAAACATTCTAGTCCCTCAAGTTTTCATAGATCCGTACGGAAGAGTCTCAAATATAGTGAATGTGCCCATCAGTACTTTCTATCCGACACTCAATATATCTACCCTCAATGTAGGTACCGAGTTCACCTCCACATCTTACATTTCAAATTTAATTTCAAATTCAGTCAACACTTATACCCTCAATGTCATCTCGAACTTACAAACCGCAAACCTAATCACAACTAATTCATACACCCAAAATAGTCAGATAAATGTGGCTACCGCAAATATAATTCAGACACTTCAACTTACATCTTCGAACATTTATGGTCCCAATATTTATGCAAATTATGTGATGGTCAGTAGTGTTTCTAATGCAGTGAATGTAATTAGTTTCTCAAATTTGGGGGGTGGCTCGAACACCTTTGTCATGTCCAACACTGCAAATATAGGTATCGGTGTACCAGTTCCTCTTTACAAATTAGATATCGAAGGTGACGTCAACTTGGGTACTGGAGTGCTCCACAGTCACACGATAAACTTCAACCAAGGTGAACACTATATCCAAAAAACAAACCAACTGATAACAGTCGGTACATCAAATACAATAGGTTCAGTACTTTTAGAAACAGTAAACGGTAAGGTTTCACTGGACCCAAATGGAATTTTTGCTGTAAATTCATCCAACATATACCTGAACGGTCCGGGAAGTAACATATGGGCCGCAAACTCAGTGACAGCCACCAATGGATTTTTCACCAATTTTATTACAAATTTAGCAAATGTTGCAACACTTAATGTAGGGGTACTTGAAAATGTAACCAATATAAATGTGTTAGTGTCCAACACACTCACGGCCAATATCCAGACTGCTAATATTCAGTTATCAAATACGGTAAGTCTCAATGTCTCTGGAGGTGCAAATATTTCATACCTAAATGTGTTCCAACAAGGCAACTACTATTCATCCAACTTGATTACGGCAAATATTCAAACTGCGAATACTCAACTCGCAAACACCGTGAGCCTTAATGTTTCCGGAGGTGCAAATATTTCATACCTAAATGTGTTCCAACAAGGCAACTACTATTCTTCCAATCTGGTCACAGCCAATATCCAGACTGCCAACACTCAACTCGCAAATACGGTCAGCCTTAATGTCTCTGGGGGTGCAAATATTTCATACCTAAATGTGTTCCAACAAGGCAACTACTATTCATCAAATTTGATTACGGCCAATATTCAGAGTGCAAATGTGGTGACTGAAAATGTACAATTCATGAATGTGAGTTCCAATTTAGTTTCATTAGGTACATCAATTATTTCAGGGACCTATAAACAAAGTTTCAATTTCACTGTTGCGGCCGGCACGGGCGCGTACACAAATGTGTTTTCGATTGCGGATGCACCATTTTCGTCCGGTATTTATGTTTTAAATATCGAGATGGCGTCTCGAGGAACTATTTCAGGTACTTCCGGTGCAAAAACATATATAGTCACATGCCTGTACAACTTGGGAGGTGGAACTTGGTTGAGACTGTTGCCCATAGCCGATCCCGGTGGCGCTGGTCAGATTTCACTCGACGCCTTGTGTTCCGGAGGGACGACATACATCAGAGCTATTACCTCATACACAACAACTGAAATTATAAGCGTCGGAATTTCACTATCAACTTCAACTTCGAGCTTGGCTACACCCAGTGTCACTTCCTTGTACGGCTTGGTAAACCAAACAGGTACAGGAGCTACAAACGCTGGTTTCTGGCCCACGACCGTGTTGACGGAAAAGGCTGGTTTCGTGGGTGTGTACACTCAGTCACCAACTGCAAACCTCCAAGTCACCGGTAACATCTACGCATCAAACGCACTCACGACCACCAATGTAATCACGACAAGTGCCAACATCTCGTACGGCACAATCTCTACACTCGCAAATATTCAATCAGCAAATATAGTAACTGGTAACCTGAGTTCTTCAAATACAGTAACGGCTAATATTTTGAATCTAAATGTGTCAACCGGATCAAACACAACATATCTGACTGTTTCGACCCTGGCTAACCTGGTAAGTGCCAACTTGATCACGGCCAATATCACAACTGAAAATACAGTTACGGCAAACATTTTGAATCTAAATGTGTCAACCGGTTCTAATATTACATACCTGACAGTGAGTCAACTCGCCAATGTCCAAACTTCCAACACAATAGTTTCTAATATTCAAAACTTAAATGTGTACACAGGAGCCAACACAACCTACCTGACTGTTTCGACCCTGGCCAACGCTGCCAGTGCTAATGTGCTCACGGCCAACATCCAAACTGATAATGTGGTCACTTCAAATACTTTGAATCTGAATGTGTCAACCGGAGCCAACACAACCTACTTGACTGTTTCGACCCTGGCCAATGTCTCAAGTGCCAACTTGGTCACTGCCAACATCAGAACTGAAAATACAGTTACGGCAAATATTTTGAATCTAAATGTGTCAACCGGGGCGAACACAACTTATCTAACTGTTTCGACCCTGGCCAATCTGGTAAGTGCCAACTTGGTAACCGCCAATATTCAAACTGCCAATACTCAATTAGCAAATACGGTCAGCCTTAATGTCTCCGGAGGGGCCAATATTTCATACCTAAATGTGTTCCAACAAGGAAACTACTATTCATCCAATTTGATTACGGCCAATATCCAGACTGCCAACACTCAACTCGCAAATACGGTCAGTCTCAATGTGTCCGGAGGAGCAAATATTTCATACCTAAATGTGTTCCAACAGGGCAACTACTATTCATCCAACTTGGTCACGGCCAATATTCAAACTGCTAACACTCAACTCGCAAATACGGTCAGCCTTAATGTCTCTGGAGGTGCAAATATTTCGTACCTAAATGTGTTCCAGCAGGGCAACTACTATTCATCCAACTTGGTCACGGCCAATATCCAAACTGCCAATACCCAACTCGCAAATACGGTCAGTCTTAATGTGTCCGGAGGAGCAAATATTTCATACCTAAATGTGTTCCAACAAGGCAACTACTATTCATCCAACTTGGTGACTGCTAATATCCAAACGGCCAACACTCAATTAGCAAACACGGTCAGTCTTAATGTGTCCGGAGGGGCCAATATTTCATACCTAAATGTGTTCCAGCAGGGCAACTACTATTCATCCAATTTGATTACGGCCAACATCCAAACTGAAAACACAGTTACGGCTAATATTTTGAACATAAATGTGTCAACCGGGGCGAACACAACATATCTGACTGTTTCGACCCTGGCTAACTTGGTAAGTGCCAACTTGGTCACCGCCAACATCAGAAGTGAAAATACAGTTACGGCAAATATTTTGAATCTAAATGTGTCAACCGGGGCTAACATTACATATCTGACAGTGAGTCAGTTTGCAAACATAGCCACTGGTAATCTCAATTCATCAAATACGGTTACGGCCAATATTTTGAACTTAAATGTGTCAACCGGAACAAACACCACCTACCTGACTGTTTCGACCCTGGCCAACGCGGTCAGTGCAAACATAGTAACCGGTAATCTGAATTCATCAAATACGGTTACGGCCAATATTTTGAATCTAAATGTGTCAACCGGGGCGAACACCACCTACCTAACTGTTTCTACAATGGCTAATCTGGTAAGTGCCAACTTGGTCACTGCCAATATTCAAACTGCCAACACACAACTCGCAAATACGGTCAGTCTTAATGTCTCTGGAGGTGCTAATATTTCGTACCTAAATGTGTTCCAACAAGGAAACTACTATTCATCCAACTTGGTGACTGCCAATATTCAGAGTGCAAATATTCAGACAGACAATGTCGTGTTTTTGAATGTGTCGACAACCGCTAATGTGACAAATCTGACGGTCCGGTCAAACATAGTACCTTTGTCTACTACCGGAAACACATACATTACAGGAAATGTGATAGTGTCCGGAAATGTCTACACACAGATAGGCAGTCCACTTGGTGCGGGCGGCGGCTACTACTTGAGTTTGCCATCTTTGATTGTGACCCAAACACCATACACGGGTTCGGTAGGTACCGCGTATCCACTCTCGGTAGGCCTCAGTAACGGATTTACAATTTCAGGAACAAGCAGTTTCATATCTGTTACTCCAAATGGAAATTTCAGTTTCAATACAGCCGGAGCATACAAAATAACTGCAGTGTTTTACGGTTCAGATAACATCACAGGTGTTGCGGTCGGATCAAATGTCGCGGACATTCATGGTCAAGATCAAAACTACCTCTACAGATACACGACCCAGATTACACAGAACCCAACTGAACTTATTGAAATTCCTTTGAATATTACAGATACATCCAAGTACTATTATTTGGATCTTTTCATGATCACCTCGGGTAAGTTGTACGAGACGGCGAACACAACCGGTGGAGGTACTTATTTAACAATAACGCCACTACAGGGTGGTGGCCTTGCCACGGGCGGTCCCGGAGGAACACCTGGGACGCAGTGGATTTCATCGGCGGCTAATATTTACTTTCCAAATTCAGTCGGAGTAGGAACAAGTCCAGCGCCAGGGTACAATTTAGATGTGGGATCAGGGACAACATCTACACAGGTGCTTGTCACTTCAAACATAAGTTCACTCGGAGTGCACGGTCCTGTGTTGAATGTGAATAGCAATGTTATCATCACTGCAAACTTGGCGGTCGGTGGTTCGACCGGGGTCGCAAACACAACACCGCCGTACGCACTTACGGTATTCGGCCAGGGCTACTTTTCAAATCATGTTTCTTATGAAAACTTTTCAGGGTGGAGAAATCGTTTGATTAACGGAACATTCCGTATTACTGCTCGGGCCAACACAATTACAGTCTCCAACACATCTTCATTTTCACTTTCAAATTCGTGGGTCATGGACAGATGGCACATCGACGAAGGAAATCTGAGTACTTCGAATGTTTCTGTGACTATTCGGCAGGACACTCCAATAGGCCAGAATAACGGATTTTCAAATGTGGCAAATGTGAGTGTTCAGCACACGTTCGGTACAAATCTGGACAATACTTGGTTGTGCCCACTGGTCCAAACAGTCGAGGCTTCGGGTGTGTACGACTTGCGTCTTGGACAGTCCACGGCGAAACCGATGGTTCTTTCATTTTATGCGAATACATATCCGGCCGGAAACTACTCGGTTGTTGTACGATCAAAACAAGACAACACATACTATGCAAATTTGGTGTCCGTGACAAATTCATGGAACAGATACATAGTATATATACCGGCGTGTACAACAGGCACATGGGGAACTGGAACGGCCGGCTCTCTTGAAGTCTGCCTGTTCGGACTTTCATTCGGAGCGACCCGTGCAAATGTAGCCGCGACAACAAACTGGACAGCAAGTCCAGGGTATGCACCGATCGGCGTCACAGGAGCAACAAATTGGATGAATATAACGAATGCATATTTACAGGTGACTGCAGTACAACTCGAGGTTGGAACAATTGCGACACCTTTTGAGATTCGATTACTCGCAGAAACATCACGGTTCTGTCAAAGATACTACGAGAACAATCAACAAACACAATATGCAGTCGGTCTTGCATCTGGCCGTATAGGAACTATACCTTTTGTGGTGACAAAGCGTGCGAACGCAAATGTCTCAGTTTACTATGATAATTCAAACTTAATTTCAAATACAAATATGAGTAACATGCTCGGATACACGGGCAGCGGGTCGACATCTGTCGTGACAGCAAGTGGGTACATACCAGGACAGTACGGGTTTTCACTCAGTTTCCCTCAGAATAACGGAGGGTTCAACACTTTAATTTCAGAATTACAATTCGTCTGGCAAGCAGACTCTGAAATCTATTAAAAGAATTAGTTATTAGTATACAACAATGAATCCGGCGATTATTCCAGCCAAAATTCATTTGATACACAAACGCCGTGTAGCTATTAATCGCGCTCAGTATGTTTGCTCCGACTTTAAAAAGACGAAAGAGGACTGCAAAGTTGCGTGGGACCAGGTAGAAGAGCTCACAAAGGCCATACACAAGGTGGACGAAAAAGAGGAGCATATCAAGGAGGACCAGCGCCGTATCGAAAAGTCCCAGAGAATTTATGACTGCTAATAGTATGGCACTAAGAAATCGTGCACGCAACTATGCGTACCGACACGTCGGTCGGGGCTTTCTAGGAAAAGTCCTAAACTACTATAGATTCAATGCAAACGACAGAAACAAAATTGTGGCCGCTTACAACAAATACCTCAATGCACGCAATAACTTGAATAGAAAGAATGCTTACAACAATGCAAAAAAGGCCGCATCCAATTTTGTAACTGTTTTATTTGAAATATACGAAAAGGCGGCAACCCGTAAAAGTAATGGGATGTCGAATGGGTTAAGGAACGGGACTCGTAACACGGTACTTTACTGGTTACCTGGATTGTTGTACCGTGGTACGGTCCGGCACTTTACACAACCTCGGATACAGAATAATCTGAACTAATAGCAGATGGGATACTCCAATGTGACAGGAGACCTCAATGTGGTCTCGACCACTATAACACGAGATCTCAATGTGAGGCGAGATTCAACATTTGTCGGAAATATTCTAGTCCAGGGTACTACAACTTTACAGAATGCTTTTGTGAGTAATCTCACAGTCACAAATGTGTTCACAATTTCGGCAACAAATACAAGTTTTTCTAATTCTCTTACTATAAACAACTTTGGTACAGCAACTGCTCTGTTTGTGAATCAGTACGAGGGGGGTGGAGGCGGACACACACATAACGTGGCTGAGTTTTGGGACTATCAAACTTTGGCCATGTGTATAGACCCCGAAGGAAATGTTGCAATTCACCAAGGTGCGAGTCCAGGGTACGCATTGTCCGTAAACAACGGAGCCCTGGTAGACAACATAACCGTCACAGGAACATACACCGGTTCAGGAGCGGGTCTCACAAATGTACCCGTCACAGGCCTCTACGGCGCACTCACCCTGAATCAACTCCAAAATACCCAGACAAATATCACATCCGTCGGTACACTCTGGACTCTCAATGTAACTCAAATTTCCAATTTAAATGGATCAATCCTGGGGTCACTGGCTACACCCGTCCAATCCAACATCACAACCGTAGGTCTCCTCACTAACCTTGCAGTCAGCAATTCAATTTCAGTTTCAAATATAGTCGCCTCTGGAAACTTGAGTGTACTGACCCAGACCAATCTCGTAAGTGCCAATGTGACCACAGCCAATGTCACTACAGCCAACCTTTCTACAGCTAACATTTCAATTTTAAATGTAAATTCGTCAGGGAACATAGCATACCTGAGTGTATCGACACTCGCCAACTCCGTCAGTTCAAATATACTCACGGCCAATTTGAATTTTTCAAATACGGTTACGGCTAATATTTTGAATCTAAATGTGTCTACCGGGGCGAACACCACCTACCTGACTGTTTCCCAGTTGTCCAACTCGGTAAGCTCAAACATACTCACGGCCAATATTCAAACTGCAAACATAGTCAATGGGAACATGCAATATTCGAATTCATTATTTTCAAATATTTTGAACCTAAATGTGTCAACCGGGGCGAACACAACATATCTGACTGTTTCGACCCTGGCTAACTTGGTAAGTGCCAACTTGGTCACAGCCAACATCAGAACTGAAAACACAGTTACGGCCAACATTTTGAACTTGAATGTGACAACCGGTGCCAACACTACTTATCTGACTGTTTCGACCTTGGCCAATGTGTTTAGTGCTAATGTGCTTACAGCCAATATCCAAACTGATAATGTTGTCAATTCAAATATTTTGAATCTAAATGTGTCAACCGGGGCGAACACCACCTACCTGACTGTTTCGACCCTAGCCAACGCTGCCAGTGCTAACATAGTAACCGGTAATCTCAATTCATCAAATACTGTAACAGCTAATGTTCTTAATCTAAATGTGTCAACCGGGGCGAACACCACCTACCTAACTGTTTCGACCTTGGCTAATCTGGTAAGTGCTAACATAGCAACTGGTAATCTGAATTCAGCAAATATAGTAACTGCAAATATTTTGAACCTAAATGTGTCAACCGGAGCCAACACACCATATCTGACTGTTTCGACCCTGGCGAACGCTGTCAGTGCTAACATAGTAACCGGTAATCTGAATTCATCAAACACAGTAACGGCAAATATTTTGAACTTAAATGTGTCATCCGGATCAAACACAACCTATCTGACTGTTTCGACCCTGGCCAATGTTTTTAGTGCTAATGTGCTTACAGCCAATATACAAACTGAAAACACGGTCACATCTAATATTTTGAATCTGAATGTGTCAACCGGGGCGAATACCACATACCTGACTGTTTCGACCCTGGCCAATGTCTCAAGTGCCAACTTGGTAACCGCCAACATCAGAACTGAAAACACAGTTACGGCTAATATTTTGAATCTAAATGTGTCAACCGGGGCGAACACCACCTACCTGACTGTTTCGACCCTGGCGAATGCGTTTAGTGCAAACATAGTAACTGCCAACATAGGTACCGCAAACATAACAACGGCCAACTTACTCAACTTGAATGTAATTTCGACCGCAAATTTGGTGACTGCAAATATTGCAAATATTTATACCCAAAATATAGTTGGGTTTGTGGGTTCTCAGTGGGTCGGCACGATCGGAGGTCCACTGTACTATAACCAGGGTAATGTCGCTGTGGGATCATCTACAAATCCAGGTGCAAACTTGACAGTGACTGGTAACTTGTATGTGTCAAATGCACTTTCGACCAGTAACATTTTCACTTCTAATTTGTCAGTAACAAATCTGGCAAATATCGCAAGTGGAAACACAGTAACCGCCAATATAGGTACTGCCAACATAACAACTGCTAACTTACTCAACTTGAATGTGACTACAAGTGCAAACTTGGTGGTTGCAAATATTGCAAATATTTACACCCAAAATATAGTTGGATTTGTGGGTTCCCAGTGGGTCGGCACGATCGGAGGACCACTGTACTACAATCAAGGAAATGTGGCGGTAGGATCATCTACAAATCCTGGTGCAAACTTGACAGTGACCGGTAACTTGTTTGTTTCTAATTCAATCACGACCGCAAATATTTTCACAACAAATTTAACAGCAACCGGAACAATTTCAGGTGTTTGGAACGGTACAAACCAAGGCACCTTATTGACCCTTGGCACAAACTTGAGCACTGGTACATCCTTTGCATCTAGCTCTGATGCACCTACTTTACAGGCCTACCACATTCCACTCCAAAGTTTCACTCAGAATGCACTCCAAGCCGTGGGAAGCTACACGATAACAGCTCAGGGCCTCATCAAGTTCAGTTCTACAGGCCTGTACCAAGTAACCTTGGTGCTCGTGATGGATTCCCCGGTTGTCAAGGTGGCCCTCGGAACAAACTCAACTTCAGCGTTCCCAACAACTACAAACGCATACACATACATAAAGAACATTGCGGCGGCCGCAAGCCCGAGTGACGCCATCATAATTCCAATTAATGTTCAAAATACATCCAACTACTACTACCTGGATGTGTACTGTCAGAGCTCTGTAACATCAGGGACATACTACCTCACAGCCGGTACATCCGTCACCGGAACACAGAACGGTACATATATTCAGATTAATCCATTTGGAACATATATAAGTACTGCTCAGAATGCAGCGGCCGGAATTCTGTTGACAACCACCGGAAGCACATATTCAAGCCCTTTGGGTCAGGCAACCCCTTTGACCTCGCCATCAAACACATACCACATCACCATGACATCTGGTGCGGGCTGGTCCCAGACTGGTTCGAGCTCGCTCGTTTCTGTAACTTCAAACGGCAACTTGCAGTTCCTGCAAGCAGGTGTCTACAATGTGACTGTGTGCTTCAATGTCGGCAGTCCTCGTGTGACCATGCAGGTCGGAATAGGAAGTTCAACGAGCGACTCGTCGCTGCCATCGACTATAGGAACATACCTTTACAGTTATGCTCAAATGTACACATCGGACCCGAGCCACACACTCGTGTTACCGCTCAATGTAACTGACACGACCAAATTTTACTACCTGGATCTCACGGTCGATACATCAACAAGTATTACAATACAGTCCACGAGTACATATGTTGCGGTCACGCCACTCAGCTCATACATTCCTAACCCGATGACGACCGCCTCAATAGTGGTTTCCCAAGTGGTGACCGCCCAGTCAACCTCATACACCGCCACCTCTTCTGATTACTACATCGGAATGTCAAACGGCGGCACCGTGACCTTGCCCCAAGGAGCCACGCTTACAAGAGGAAAGACATACACCATCAAGGATGAATCAGGTCTCGCAGGAAAAACTCAATCGTACAATATAATTATTCAGGCTTCAGGTTCGGACCTTATAGACGGTCAATCTAATGTATATGTCCAATTGGCATATACCGCAGTAAATGTGATGTGGACTGGTACAAATAATAGATGGGTACTAATATAGAGGATGCCTTTCGTCCTGAATAACCAAACTCGTCCTTACGATTTTGGTACCGATGCCATCGAGCGCCAGCGTGTATCGCTCGGCCAATCTGTCATCGATGCTGACTTTGAGTATGGTCTCCAAGCAACAAAATGGCAGAACTATCAGGAGGTGCGCAAGACACCCAGTTTCTACGAAATTCCTGGTACAGATCTTGTCGTGACTGATGTGCAGACAAACGGCACGACAACAACCCCATCGACCATCACGGTATTCACGACAACTCCTCCACCTATAAACTCAGTAATTGTCGTGTCCGGACTTGCAAATGCGAACAAGTCGGCCGATCGTGCAGAGGGATTCTTTTTAATTACAAACAACACTGCGAGCACATCCTTCACATACATCTCCAAGGGTGGCACAGTTGCACCCAACGGAGGCGGTACAATATTCACCGCATACACGGTCGTGCGTCGTGGTGGTATTTTCAACAACGGAAATGCAAAAATTCAGGTGGCCTCGAGTGCCGGTTCAGTGTCTCAGTCTGGAACGACCGTAACGGTCACGACTACGACTAACCACGGGCTCGTTCCGGGAACACCTATTACTGTTACTTCGTGGACAGCAGTCTCAGGGACACTCGGGACAAGCACACAGGGTAATTTCTTTATTGATTCAGTTGCGACCGCGACTACATTTACATTCACTTCTCAGTCATCTGTTACGGGCTCAGGCACGAGCACGGGTGGATCTATGTATGTCCAACCCTTTGCATATACAGTCCACCGACCTTTTGACGGGGGTGTCCTCATGTCACCTAATCAACCTGCGTACGGTTCTAATGCGTGTCGTCAATCCAAAAAGGTTTTCAGATACCAATCCGGAAAGGGATTTTTGTGGTCTTCGGGTACCCTGTTTTGTCCAAATAACGATATAGTAAGCGCTATTGCCGCTGGAACAAGCGCAGGATCAAACATAACAGTTGTGACTGATATTGCTCACGGTGCTCCTCAGAGAGGCGCTACGGTTATCCTTAGAGGAATTACAACACCTGAATACAACAACACATACACGATCACTGATGTTACCGAATCTACCACAATTAATGTCCAGGCGCAAATTACACTTAGCACCACGACAGCGGTTCTCGGTGATCAACCTCGTTTTGTGATGAATGCCTGGCACGGGTCATCTGTTCGGGCCGGTTGTTTTGAAGATCAAAATGGCCTGTTTTGGGAATATGACGGCCAGACCCTTTGGGTCGTCAAGAGATCAAGTACATTCCAGCTTGCTGGCGTAGTCACTGTGAATGTAAATTCCCAGACACTTTCGGGTGATTCAAATACTCGGTTCCAAGATCAACTCAAGGTTGGTAATCGTATAACCGTCAGAGGTATGACCCATACAGTTACTTCAATTTCGTCCCAAAATTCTTTGACATTTAATCCTCCTTACAGAGGGTCCGCAAATATTACGGTTGGTGTTAAGGCGTGCAAGGTTATTGAAGTCCGTGTACCCCAGTCCCAGTTTAACAGAGACACGATCGACGGAAACGGGCCGAGTGGATACAGAGTCGATCTGACAAGAATGCAAATGCTTGGGATTCAATACACCTGGTATGGTGCTGGTTTTGTTGATTTTATGATTCGTGGAGTGAACGGTGCTTGGACAATGGTTCACAGACTCCAGAATAACAACGCAAATGATGAAGCATATATGCGTACCGGTAATATGCCTGTGCGTTACGAAATTACAAATGAATCAAATTCGGCAATTTCATCACTTTCAATTGGAATGGGTACATCAGATACATCTTTGACACTCGCGGACCAGACAACCTATTGGCCAACTGCTGGTACTGTTATGATAGATAACGAGCTTATTGCATACACTGGAAAGGGAACCACGACTCTGACCGGTCTGACCCGTTCGGCCACTTTGTCATATAACATAGCAGATACATCCAGAGTGTTTTCGGGTGGTGTCGCTGCGACACACGCGGCTGGAGCCTCAGTGAACTTGGTGTCTTGTACTTGTTCACCGTCTTTGACACACTGGGGGTCGGCATTCATTATGGATGGTCAGTTTGACCAGGATCGTGGGTATTTCTTCAATTTTCAATTTAATTACACAAGTACACTGACGGCGAGTGCAAATCCTACTCCACTCTTTTTCTTGCGTCTGTCTCCATCTGTGAGTAACGGTATCGTGGGTGACATTGGTATTCGTGATCTTTTGAATCGTGCACAGCTCTTACTTCAAAAGCTCGATGTCACTTGTGTGGGTGCAAACGGCACACTTAATGTTTATGGTGTGTTGAATCCAGCTGGTTTTGAATCAACAACATTCTCTTGGCTCCCAATCAATGCAGTTGCACAGGGGGGTCAGCCGAGCTTTACACAGTACGCCTCATCGTGGACAGGTGGTGCCTGGACAGTTGGTTCGGGTGAAAGAATTTTCTCTATGTTTTGCATTGGAAATAATCAAACATCAATCGATCTGTCCTCCCTTAAGGAGATTTCAAACACCATCATCGGCGGAAACAGGTTCTATCCGGATGGTCCAGATACGCTCATGATTGCTGCAGCCGCTCTTAACCAGAACATCACAACCTCCTCGTACAACTTGTATTGGTCCGAGGCACAGGCTTAATTTCTTATTTAAAAGTAGAACATGTCACTGCCATCAGTGTCGAATGTCTTTTCGGATGTGTACATCACAGGGAACTGTACCGTCAAGGGAACAATCTCATCCCTCGCCGGTTCAATTACTTCTCAATGGACAACCTCTGGGTCATCCATATACTACACCACTGGGAGTGTAGGCATAGGTCTTACCAACCCAGTTACCATTTTAAATGTAAATTTGACTTCAGCATACTCTAACCTGTACACGACTACAAGTGGAGGTAATGCTTCTATGTTTTTTGTAAACACGGCAGATTCCCGGCGGGTCTTTTGCGGATTGGATGGAACAGGATTGTTTGCGTTTAGTACAGGTGCTTTGGCCCTAGGAACAGATAACACTCCGGTCATCATTGCACCGAGTTATGGCACTGGTGAAAAGATGAGAATTTTAACGAGTGGATTTGTTGGAATAGGAACTACAAACCCCGGGTCACTCTTGACTGTGAGCGGGAGCGGCTCGTTTGGGTCTGGATACCAAGCGGTGAGCGCGCCGACCAACGGACTTATTGTTCAGGGCAATGTGGGTATAGGCACATCAAATCCGAGCGTGAATGCCCTACAGGTGTCCGGAAATGTAGTCACCTCGGGGTTCACTTCCAATTCAACAAATACAGTTTTTAATTTTGATACTTTGACGGTCCCTTTTGTGAATGCTTCACTGGTTGGTATCGGAACGACAGGTACGACGGTTCCTTTACAAATTTATACATCAAATGCGGGTTATGGTTTCTCTCTTGGATCATACGCGACAACTCTTGATGTTACATCTGGTTCAAGACTCGGAATCCCCCTCGCTGGCTGGACAACGATAGATCCAAACGGAGGGTCTACATTAGCAACCGGCCTTGGAGTATGGGATGCTCTCGTGGTAGGTGGGTATTGTATTATAGGTACTACATACGCCCAAAGCGGAACTCAGGCAGGTCCTGCAAACGGTCTCATAGTCCAAGGTAGTGTAGGCGTCGGAACGACGAGTCCAACTGGAACTTCTGGTGAAACTGTTAAGATGCATCTCAGAGGAGCGGCATATGGAGATTACAACCTTTTACATTTAGACAATACTGCCGGTGGTAATAACGCAGGTATGCGTATTAATGCCGCGACCGGTACCAATCCATTTATAGATTTTTTTGTAGGAAACACCTCTAAATCTGCTTTGTATTGGAGTTCAGCAAATGCCAGAATGGAAATGGCATCAGATTTTTACCTTACTGGAAATTTAACCACTTCAGGACAAGGAACAAAAGCACTTCTACTTTACTTTTTGACTACTTGTTTTACACAGCAAGTTTCTTATACAAATACTGTAGACACATCTCTTACTCTGTCTGCTACATATATACCGGCAGCTGCTCGAGCAGTTTTGGCCGATGTGTTTATATCTCCTGGGCTAACTAGTGGTGGTGCAGTGGACCATGAAGTTTTTAATTTAGGTTCTGTATCAAACGGAACCCAAAGAACATGGACAGAAGGTGGTTGGGGTGGCAACCCAACAACATATATGGGTACAGTGAACAATCAAATTGTAAGACTTTTGACTGATGGCGAAAATGGAACGGGGACTGCCTATTTTATGGGTCTCCGTGGTATATGGTTTCCGTCTCTTACTATACCTATAGCTGCAAACGGAGTTATGTACTACAGTAATTATGGAAACTCAATCTCGTCAGGATATATTTATTTTGTTGTTAAAGGGTACTATATGTGAAGGATGCCTTGGGCTATTGTGAACATTGAAACTCTCGAAATTGCAACTGTTTACTCTTCAGACCCAGATGTTCAACTCGAATACCACGGAGACTGGGGAAACCCAGATCTCTTTACTCATGTGAAGATACCAGATGGATACAAATCAAACTTGACGCTGGCCCAAAAAGATTCTGATGGTGTTATTTCTATAGTCGAAAACCCGAATGACAACAGAAATGAAATTGCTCTACAGGGTCTTCGTAACAAACGGAATGCACTACTAGCCGCATCTGATTGGCGTGTTAGTGTTCCGGACTATCATACGGCCGAGGAACAACAAGCGTGGATTGTCTATAGACAAGCTCTTCGGGACTTTCCCATAAATACTACTGATCCATTAAATCCAGAGTGGCCAACCCCACCAAACTAATCTTTAACTCTAATAGATGAGCCTGACGGCAACGAATGCCCAGGTTTACAAAGGCACAGCCGCCGTAACTTATGGTTCAGGTTCTGGAGTGAGCGGGAGACAGCTCCAAGGCACAGCAACCATAACTTATGGAGGGGCACCAACCAGTAACACAGCACTTTCCCTTCCGGGAACTTCGGGAAACTATATGAATTTGGGGTCTACTCACCCTGCCCATTTTGACACTACTACGAGTAATTTATTTGTAGAGGCTTGGTTTAATGCACCTTCATACCCAGGTAATGTTGATTTTATTTTTGTAATTACAGGTTCTACAACTTCGACCGAGGATGTTGGATTATGGGTATCTGGTATTTACGGGGTAAATTGGCGTCTTTGGAATACACTTGGAAATCAATTTACTGCACCAACTGGAAGTACTCTAAATACTAACCAGTGGTATCACGTTGCCGGATCGTGGAACTATTCTACAAAAACCCTGTACAGCTTTTTGAATGGAGTGTTACTTGGTTCAATTACACTCACGGGAACTGCCAGGTATAGTTCTAGTTCACAAGTTCAAATAGGTGCTGCCAATAATTCAGGTGCTGGAAATTACTTCCCATTTAATGGATACATCCAAGACATCCGTGTTGTCCAAGGTGGAACAGTCCCGACAACCAGCTTCACACCCGCGTCGGCACCGTTTCGCCTCAATGCGCCACCCTATGTTTCCGGTGGAACAACTGTCCTCAGTCTGTACGAACAGTACTTTTACCCGTCGTGGCTGAGCTTACCTGGACCAACGGGAAACTATATGAATTTAGGAACAACTCACCCAGCACACTTTGATACAGCCTCTTCTAACTTGTTTGTAGAGGCTTGGTTTTACTCACCTGGACCAGGAGGAGGTGGAGATGGTCGTATTCAACACATAATTGCAGTTTCTGGCCCTACCGTGACAAGCACTGAAGTGTGGGGACTTTTCTTTTATCAAGGAAATTATGCTGATTTTTACATGTACAACACAGTGAACACTGCATATGAAGCCCGTAACTCGACAGCTCTTCAATATAACACATGGTACCATCTAGCAGGGTCTTGGGATTCTGTTAATAAAAAGACATATGTTTTTGTTAATGGTTCTGTTGGTGCAACTGTAGGTAATCTTTTAAGTACTACACCGCGTGCATTTGACTCTTCACATACTCTTCAAATAGGAACTGATTTCCTTACAGGAAACACAGCAAAAGGGTACATCCAAGATGTCCGTGTTACCCAAGGTGGATTAGTTCCCACAACGAGCTTCACTCCCGTCACGGCACCATTTGGACTTGCGAGCCCTTCATATGTGTCCGGGGGCACGACAGTGCTTTCATTGGCGACACAGTATTTTCAGACGGGACTGACTACTAAGACGCTTTTCAATCAAATATCGAGTGCCGCCTCTGCAAGTGCAAAGGGAATTTACAGTTTGTATGCGGTCAACGGCGCCAGCCCGCTTGTGATCAATGTGCGCAATGGGACAACTGCTGCCACGTCAGACTTTTACGGAGACATCTACGGAAATTTGACAACTTCGGCGGGTCAATCCATTTCGAGCTGGCTCGGTGCTGCTACGGGCTACATCACAACTTGGTACGACCAGTCCGGGCTCGGTAACCACGCAGCTCAATCAACAAATGCACTTCAACCAACTATAACACTTGGAACTCCAAATCTAATTAACTTTGGTGGAACCGGATATTTTACAATTGCAAATCAGGTTATGCCTATAGGTAATGGCGTGTTTACTACAATAACAAAGCTTGGTACTCATCCAACCGCTTCACAGACTTATTTTTGGAACTTTGGTACAACATCATCAGGTGCATGCGTCGGTTTTGATCTCAGAACCGACTTTAGCCCGAACAGATACGAAGAATTCTTTTATGGGACCGGTGATGTTCAAGGGCCCACTTATACTGCAAATGCAACCGTTTCAGGAGTGTACAATCAGTCTTCACACACACTGTATCTGAACGGAACACAGGTAGGAACATCAGCGGTTTCTTCCCGTAATGGAGCTTCAGGGAATCAGACTATAGGTGCTATTATATGGGCTCCTGCTGATGGTCGTGGTACAACACTTTACACCGGTACGATGAGAGATATGTATGTGTTTAGCACTGCACTTTCAACAGCCGATCGCAATATTATGGAGAATGGCTACACTGGTACGAAAGCTCAATTTACAACCCGTCCGGTCCTCCCCGCGGTCCTCGTAAATCCAGGGACACAGAGTTTCACGCTCGGTCAGGCTCTCACAATTTCACAAACAGCTCTCGAACCTGCAAACAGCATCACCTGGTCACTCGCTCCAACCGGAAACGGCTTGTCAATTTCAAGTTCGTCCGACTATACTTTGTCTCTGAGTGCACCGACTGCCGTCGCTCAGAACCGCTTCACAGTTTCGGCGACTAACAAGAATGGACTCACGACTATTATGCAGTTCACAGGGTCAACCCCGTCTCTTTCCAAAGTGACAGCGGTCCCCATCGCCGTCTATAGTCTGCGTGGTCAGAAATCAACTTATACCCTAGCATTCAATGTTCGAAACGGGACCACAAATGCAACCCAGGACTTTTACGCGGACACCCTTGGAAACCTGACGACCGGTGCCGGCTCCGGTCAGACCCTCACGCAGTGGCTCGGTGCTGCAACCGGCTACATAACCACTTGGTACGACCAGTCCGGAAACGGAAACCACGCGTCCCAAGGCACGACCGCATACCAACCAGTCATCACCTCGGCCCTCATAGCAAGTAATATTTTTGGATTAAATTTCCAAAATTCGTGTGGACTCACAACAGCTGCATTCACAAATTCAATAAATGTAACCCTGGTTATGGTTATAGTTATCAAAAACACAATTGCCACTTGGGGTAATTTTGCCCATCATGGACACCACGACTATGATTGGTCTATAAGACAAAACGGATTAAGTCCGACTTATATCCACTGGCACACAAATAACGACAATACAGGTGATCAGTTGGCAATCATTTATGACACGCCGATGGTTCTGTATTGCACAATGACAAACGGAACAGCCATGTCTTTCCAGATGCTTACATCAACCTCGTCCTATGTTACTAGTGCAACGGAGACCTCAACCATAACAGTTGGGTCAAAGATAATGTACATCGGGAAGAGTGACACCAATGAAGCCTGTAACAGTTACATAGGCGAATTTAATTATTTCCAATCTGTTTTATCTGCAACGGACCAGACTGCTATATTAGCCGATGTGTGCAGTCGTTGGGGTATAACCAACTTTAATCCACTTTTCCAGACAACTTCATCTACGGTGAGATCGGCCGTTTTGAGTGCATACAGTTTGCGTGACTTGTATGGGACTTCACCGGTGGTTGTGAATGTCCGGCGCTCATCGGACAATTTGACCCAGGATTTCTATGCAGACACTCGTGGAAACTTGACGACCCTTTCAGGCGGCGCGGGTCAGACCCTCGCATCGTGGCTCGGTGGTGCTACAGGCTATGTCACGATCTGGTACGACCAGTCCGGACTCGGTAACCACGCATCCCAGGGCACAAGTGCAAATCAGCCAGTCATCCAGTCCGGAACAAAAGGACCTGGGTACATGCTCTCATTTACTGCAACACAAAATCAATACCTTACCGGTTTTGCCTATTCTAAATTGGCAAATACGAAATATACAGTGTGTGAAGTGGATCGGCGGACTGCTTCTATTTCACCTGTTACTAATGGTGTTGATAATGCAATTATTTCGTGTGGAACAAATCAGACAACATATCAATTACTTCACATCACTTACCGGAGCGGTACAACTGTGTACTACGGGCAATTTTTTGATGACACATCTGCGACTGTATCTGCATTTACTACAGCTGCTACAGAGCCAGTTCGGTTCAGATTCCATATGGCATCTTCGACGGCGTCTGGTCGGAGAATATATGTGTATGGTGACCCCCTAGGGTACGTGACTTCATTTGATACAACCAAAACAACACTCCTTTCTGCATCTGGGGTGGGTAACTTTTACATAGGATACTATGTAAACGGTCCAACCTATTACCAAGGCGAGTTGTATGAAACAATTGTTTTTAATAATTCTTTGTATGACCTTGACAACACTACAAAACAGATTGCGACCATCTATGACAGTCAGTATGACTACATCAATACACCCAAGTAAATATTCTAATAATACAGTAGATGAGCTTCTCACAGGGGGCTCCAACTTTGCCGCTCATAGGGGCGGCGTCAAATGTACTTCTGAAAGGAAGTTCAACGACCGGAAATGCATTTACTGTTCAACAATTGAGCACAGGAAATGTATTTTCATTTGTTACTTTTACGGGCACCCCGGCTTTGTGTGCATCCGGAAGTGGAATCATAGGAATAGGAACAACAAATCCTACGGATCAGATTAATTTAGCTTCTGGAAGTATTGTAGTTACGAATTCGGCCGCAACGGCGAATGGAATTTTATTTAACCAAAATTCTGTATATGGCGGTATTGATGTTGAAGGTATAGCTAACACAGGTGCCCAGACACTGAACCTAGGAATAAACAACAACCGTGCCAAACCTTGGAACTCGGGTTACCTGGGGGCGTGGTTTCGTGTTGATACCCGCACTGGTTTCAATTATAAAGGGTTTCACTGGTTTAGAAGAGATGCGACAACTGGTACCGAAACTGAAATAATGACACTTACATCAGATGGTAATTTGGGTGTTGGTAGGCTATACCCCCAAACTAAGATATCGGTGGATACGAGTTCGACAACAACCGGACTAGGTATTTATAACGCAGATGTAGCTATGATGTTTGGAAACACGGGGGGTGCAAGCAATTTTGCAAGTATTCAGATTCGGGCGGGAGGATCATCAACAGGTATAGGAACAGGTGCCTATGTGCTCGCACTGAATCCCGAGGGTGGAAGCGTCGCAATTGGTGCAAACACGGGAACTGCAATTCCTTCCCAGTTTTATGTTAAGGCTTCGACCGTAAGTACTGTAAGATCTGTACCGTCGGGAACAGTCGTAACATTTGATAAATCTGATGGGCCCCTCTTAACATTCAGACAAAGTCAAAATAACGGTACTTACTCGGGTCTAGTATGGCAGGATAACAATATCGGAGGTTGGTTACTTTACAAAAACTATACAGGGGCCGCAACACAGTACGGCGACTATCTGCACATCGGAGGGTTCAATGGTGTCTACATTTACTCGGGAGGTTCAGATACTGTCGATCCAACACTTAGAACCTGTTTGATTTCGGCGTGCTACAATCAAAATGGAACATCGGGAACTGCGAGTACAATCAATGTCGGGATCGGAATAACCAATCCAAGCAATTATACTCTGCATGTGAACGGATCTCAATACACAAATGGAACTATATACTTCCCAAGCAATGGTGCCGGACTCAATTGGGGTGTATCATACTCACGAATCTATGATAACGGTGACCTTTACATTGTTACGGACGATTATATGTATATTCAAGCACCTACTACATTAACGGTAACAACTCCTGCGACCACCTTTTCCGGAACTGTGGCCGCCACTGGTCTCAATACACTCATAAATTTGTATGGAGCATCTGCACGAACTCTGAATATTGGACAGACGGCATATTATGATCCTGGAACTCAAGTTACAAGTATAGCTCTTAATATAAACTGTGGCGACAATCAATACTATGAAGTTATGGTTTTAAACAAAGGTCCATACACGAATACAAACTTGGATCTGAACTGGTACCCTAATAATACAACATATTCCGGTCAATTCCAATGTGCCGGACTACTCAGTAGTACATCGGGTACTATAGGTTCTACATATATCGGTTCTATTTCTAATTTTTACTTTGATGATATCGGTGGTGGTGTGGCTCCACCCTACCTTCATAAGTTGTATGTGTATACAGGAAATTCCAGTGCATATGGAATGATTATGAATGTCAGTGCAGGTGGGAGCGGTGGAACAAACTGTGGTGAAAACTTTACGAGCAGCGTTTGGAACAGCACATCCACAAGGTGGACATCTCTTGGAACAGTTAACGCCAACACAACTTCGTATTTAATTTTAGTCACTCGTATATATTGAATTAAATAATCTAAGAATAGATTAGATGAGCTTCTCACAGGGGGCTCCAACTTTGCCGATGAGTATAGTCGGTTCAAATGTATTTCTGACTGGAAGTTCAACAACCGGAAATGCATTTACTGTTCAGCAGCTGAGCACCGGGAATGTTTTTAGTGCATTAACCTCGACCGGCTCTTCTGCTATGATCATTACAGGGGTTGGCAATGTGGGATTAGGAATAACAAATCCTGTAGACCAACTTACTTTAGGTGCCGGAAGTATTATAATTACTAACTCGGCCGCAACTTCAAATGGAATTTTATTTAATCAAAATTCTATATATGGAGGTATTGATATTGAAGGTACCGTGAATACAGGTGCTCAGACACTGAACATAGGAATAAATGACAATCGTGGCAAACCTTGGAATTCGAGTTACTTGGGGGCGTGGTTTCGTGTTGATACACGCTCACTGTATCCAGGTTTTCACTGGTATACAAAGGCTGCAACAACTGGTACCGAAACTGAAATTATGTCACTTACATCTAGCGGAAATGTAGGTATGGGAAATACGCAGCCCCAAGCTAAGATATGGGTCCCTGCAACTTCGACAACAACCGGAGTAGCTGTTTACAATGCAGATGTAGCTATGATTATGGGTAATACTGCAGGATCTGTCAACTCAAACACGGGAAGTATTCAGGTCCGTGCGGGAGGAACTTCGACATCTATAGGCGCAAGTACCTATGTGCTTGCACTAAATCCCGAAGGCGGAAGCGTCGCAATTGGTGCAAACACGGGGTCAGCCATTCCTTCCCAGTTTTATGTGAAGAGCAGTGCAGTTAGCGGTGCTGCAAATGTGCCCGGTGCAACAGTCGCAACAATTGACAAGGCCGATGGAGGCCTCTTAACTTTCCGCACAACTGCCGATAATTCAAGTTATTCTGGTATTACCTTTGTCGACAACAACATCGGAGGTTGGATAGTTATGAGAAACTACACAGGAGCTTCATCACAGTATGGTGACTACCTTCACATCGGAGGGTACAACGGTGTCTACATTTATGCAGGTGGTTCAGATACTGTCGATCCAACCGCCAGAACCTGTTTGATTTCGGCGTGCTACAATCAAAACGGAACTTCGGGGGCCACTAATACAGTCAATGTCGGGATCGGAATAACCAATCCAAGCAATTATACTCTGCATGTGAACGGATCTCAATACACAAATGGAACTATATACTTCCCAAATACTGGCGTCGGACTCAATTGGGGTGCATCATACTCACAAATCTATGATAACGGTAATCTTTACATTATTACGGACGACGCCATGTACATTCAAGCACCCTTATCGTTATCGGTAACATCACCTGCTACCACCTTTTCCGGAACTGTGACCTCCACTGGGCTCAATACACTCGTAAATTTATATGGAGCATCTGCACGAACTCTGAATGTTGGTCAGACGGCATACCTCGATACAGGAAGCACACAGGTGACATCTCTGGCTATGAATGTAAACTGTGGTGACAATCAGTACTACGAAGTTGTCCTTGTACACAAGGGGCCTTACACGAATGTTAACTTGGATATTTTCATTTATCCAAACAACACTACATATACTGGTCAGTTTCAACGCGCCGGACTACTCAGTGCTACCTCAGGTACTATAGGTTCTACATACGGTGGTGCTGACAATTCATTCTATTTTGACGATCTTAATGGTTCGGCTGCACCCCCATATATTCGAAAAATGTATTTCTACACAGGAAATTCGAGTGCATATCCAATGATTATGCACGTAGGAGCAGGTGGGAGCGGCGGAACAAACTGTGGTGAAAACTTTACGAGCAGTGTTTGGAACAGTACATCCACACGATGGACTTCATTGGGTACTTACATCGTGAGCAACACGGGCGCACTCCTGTGCTTTATTACCCGTTTATATTAAATCTATTACAAATAGTAAATGGATGTATGGGCCTACATACTAGATGATGGTGTCACTGTTGCAGCCACAATGGACATCAACTCGGTGCCCCAGGGTGTCGAGACGACCAAGTTTACAGTTCAAAATTTGTCAAAAACTAATTTTAAAGTACAAAATGGTGAAATTGTTATTGATGAAGATTTAGCGATTGTTAAAGCCCGTGCGAATAAGATTCCTCAGCTTGCAATTTCTTGTGGTCAAGCAATTACAGCAGGGTTTAATTCTGGAAACTGTAGATACGGCAGTCAAACGACTGACCAGTTAAACATACACACGGCCGCAAAGTATGGTGGGTCCCTATGGACTCTGGACTCTTCAAATAACTGGAATTTTGTAGACTACACACCAGAACAGGCACAGCAGATTGAACAGGACCTTTCTAGTTCTGTAATGGCCCTACAGACAAAATATGCAAACTTGGTTTCACAGGTGAAAGCCTCAAGTAACATTCAATTTATCGAATCGATCGTGTGGTCTTAAAGAAAATATGTATTACAAGTATAGATGGGTATCACTATTCACGACACTCTGACTTTTCCAAACGGCCTAAGTGCATCTGATACATATGTGTCCCTGAGATACCAGACAATTCACATCAATAGCTCAGTGAAAAATGGAGTTTTTAGATGGGCGCTTATGTCCGACTATAACATCTGGGCTAACAAGTCTATTTGCGAGACTGGTGGTCCGTACCTTGATCGGCAAAGTGTGGTTGTCATGTTGACACCCGAACAGATGAGCAGTTCTCCATTTGAGTTACTGTATGACGCAATCAAAGCAAAGTACGAAGTTACAACTGATGTCTGAAAGACTTGTATTAAAATCTCTTTATTAATTAGATATGCCAACCATCACCAATTTTGGGGATGTGGTAACCCAGGGAAACACAACAGCTACTGGGAACCTAACTATCCAGGGAACTGGCACTTCATCATTTTCAAGTGCCAGTTCCGCGGTTGTCATGGCCGGGACTCTCGCAGTCGCCGGTGTCACGCAGCACTCAAGTAATATCATACCTAGCGGAGACTATGCGTGTGGAATAGGTACAGCAGCACAACGATTTACTAATATCTTTTCGTCCAACACAAATGTTTACACAACCGCAAACATATTCGCCGCAAACATAATTACTTCGAATGTTACCAATATTGCAAGCTTTCAGAATTCGGTGTACCACTTCCAAAACACCTTTTTGACAGGGTACACTTCGACGACCGGTGTCATCCAGCCTTCGAGCACGGGCGTCTCCGGTCTAGGTTCAGTCAGTCTCCTGTTTGCAAACTCGTACCTGCAGACTGCAAATATAGGCTCTTCGACCCTGCAGCAGGCAATGAATGTAACCGGTAATGTCTTTGTGTCAAATTCAATCAATGTTACGAACCTTCTATGTGTCACAACAAACGCATCTTTCTTAAATGTCCTCAACTCTGCAAATATTTACAACCTAAATGTGTTGACAAGCGGAAACACCACCTACCTCACAGTAACAACCCTGGCAAATGCATTTAGTGCAAATATTCTGACGGCTAACACACAGTTCCTAAACGCAGTCACGGCAAACATTCTGAACCTGAATGTGTCAACCGGGGCCAACACCACCTACCTGAATGTTTCCCAAATTGCAAACATAGCCAATGCAAATATTCTGACGGCTAACGCACAGTTTCTAAACGCAGTCACGGCTAACATCCTGAACCTGAATGTGTCTACCGGCGCCAACACCACATACCTGAATGTTTCCCAACTTGCTAATGTGGCAAACGCAAATATTTTAACTGCAAATATGCGTTTTTCCAATACAGTATTCTCAAATATTTTGAATCTGAATGTTTCGACCGGATCAAACACAACTTATCTGACTGTTTCGACCTTGGCAAATGCTTTCAGTGCTAATATTCTGACTGCAAACAATCAGTTTCTAAATGCAGTCACGGCGAACATCCTGAACTTGAATGTGTCAACCGGGGCCAACACCACCTACCTAAATGTTTCCCAAATTGCTAATGTGGCAAATGCAAATATTCTGACTGCGAACATGCAATTCTCAAACACGGTTACGGCAAATATTTTGAATCTGAATGTGTCAACCGGATCAAACACAACTTATCTGACTGTTTCGACCCTAGCCAATGCTTTTAGTGCAAACCTAATAACTGCCAACATCCGCAGTGAAAACACGGTTACGGCCAATATTTTGAACTTGAATGTTTCGACCGGATCAAACACAACTTATCTGACTGTTTCGACCTTGGCCAATGCATTCAGTGCAAACATAGTCACTGCAAACGCACAATTCCTAAATGCGGTCACATCAAATATTTTGAACATTAATGTTTCTTCATACTCAAACACGACCAACTTGTCTGTGACTTCAAATGCAAATATATTTACGGCCAACATAGTCACGCAATTTAGTTCGAACATCAATGTGTCATCCAACGCAAATCTTTTCAATACAAATATATTTACCGGAAATGTTCAGTCTGCTTTTAATGCGGTCTATGCAGTTATGACTGGCAACTATTACGGAAACGCATCCGGAGTTTCTAATTTGAATTTGTCAAATGTGAACACGGGCACAATTCCATTTTCGACTACACCCGGAGCAGGTGCGGCTGGAATATCTATCAACGGTGTGACTGGCGCTGCTGGCCAGTTTATCACAGCGACCGGATCGGGATCTGCTGTTCAGTGGGGCGGCCCGGCGGCAACAGTCGTGTGGGCCCAAGTGACCGGTTTCGTTTCTCCACCAATTTACTATGCGGTTTCGAATGTAGGTATAGGTGGCCCATATGCAAGCATGTCTTGGGGCTACGGAACTTCATCCGTGAATCAGTACCCCGGGACACCGCTCGATGTCTACGGAGGAACCGGATCCTTTTCTAATTTGTCAGATGCGACATATACAGGCACAATTCGGATCCAGCAAAACGCAGGGACATGGTCGGGTAACGGCGGTCTCGAGTTCAAGACCGGAACAGATGTGAGCGGATCCGGGCACCGCATCGTGACTACACAGGACCCGACGACCGGTGCGACCCCTCTTATATTCCAGACCCGTGCAAAGACCAAAACATGGAGTAACGCGGTCGTTATAAATTGTGATGTAACGGGCACGACCGGATATGTTGGAATCGGAACAATGATTCCACTGTACCAACTTCATGTGTATCAGCCAAGTTCAAGCGCGACAGTCGCGGGCACTCTGGTCCAGGCCTCAACAGCATCGCAGCAAGCTGGTTACTCTTTGCAAAACTCAGCCGCCGGAACCTGTGTGTTTTACCTGAATGGTGCATCGCCATCTGACGGCGCGGCCAACTCTGCGACACTCCGCAACAACGCAGGTGACCTTAGATTAGCGGCCCAGTCAACTTCACCTTACATTTACTTACAGACTTCATCTGGAAATGTGGGTATCGGAATGACCCAACCTCAAAACTCACTCGATGTCAACACCTCTTTTTCAGTTTCATATGGAAATTCACCTACCAACGGCTATGTCCGAATGGTATCGACAACCGGAATTAATTCTATCCAATCTGGACTCAGCTCTACATCCGCATCCGCCGCGCCTCTCGTCTTTACGGATGTCAACCGGGCAAATGAATGGATGCGTTTGAGTGCAACGGGACAGCTAGGCATCGGAACAAACGGTCCCAGTTACAAGTTGGATGTATGGGGTGGGACAGTGGCGAGATTTTACGGAAGTGCGGCTAACATGTATGTTCTTTTGGACAATGACACGGCGACAAATCAGGTGGGCATAAAGTTCAACAGAGCCGGTACACTTCAGTGGCAAGAGTACATACCGGGCTCAAGTACCGATATCCGGTGGAACAACGGAACCAGCGATAAGATGATATTAACATCGACCGGTGCTCTGTCTCTCTCTACGAGCGTAACAGCTCCAAACGGAATATTCACAACAAATTGTGTGGTGGGTGCATCGGGTGCCCCGAGCACAGTGCTCCAAGTTCACGGTTCAGGAAGTGCCGGGTCTCCACTGCGCCTCGTATCAACAAGCGCCGGATCTGAAGTTGCCATAGGGTTCTACAGAAACACGGACCAATCTACAACAACAGCGGGAGATATGTGGATATACGGAGTTACATCTTACAGTGTGGGCGACCGGAACTTAGGACTCGGGTGTAACAGTACAGGAACTGTAATGTCCTGGTTAGCAAGTGGAAATGTGGGTATAGGAAAAACAGATCCAGGGTACAAACTTGAAGTAGCTGGACAAATTGCATCAACAGGTACAAACAATTACCACTTCAGAGCAGTCACAAACTCGTCGACAGCTGGTTGTTACATGTTGTTCGATGCTGCCACATCCGGTGGAGGCCGCAGCTTCCAAATTGGAAGCACATGCTCAACAAATGCATCGGGTGCAAGCTGTTTCGAAATTTACGATACAACTGCCACAGCCGCACGCGTGACAATCAACAGTTCTGGAAATGTCGGAATAGGTGTCACGACTCCACAGACCAAGCTGTTTGTTCCAGCAACTTCAAAAACAAATGGAATAAGTATTTACAATTCGGATGTGTCACTCAATCTAGGAAACACTGGAGGAGCAAACAATTATGCAAGTATTCAGGTCCGTGCGGGAGGGTCCTCAACGGGTATAGGAACAAGTACCTATGTGCTTGCACTGAATCCCGAGGGTGGAAGCGTCTCGATCGGAGCAGACACGGGTACGGCTGTTCCTTCTCTATTTTATGTTAGAAGTAGCACTGCAAGTGGAGTCGCAGCTGTCCCCAGCGGTACAGTCGTTACAATTGATAAATCGGATGGGCCCCTCGTAACATTAAGAAATTCAAGTGATACCGGTTATTACTCTGGTCTAGTATGGCAGGATAACAATATCGGAGGTTGGTTAGTTTTCAAAAATTATACAGGGGCAGCAACACAGTACGGCGACTATCTGCACATCGGAGGGTACAACGGTGTCTACATTTATGGAGGAACTTCGGATACTGTCAATCCAGCAAACAGAACCTGTTTGATTTCGGCCTGTTATAATTCGAACGGCTCGTCGGGAGCTGTTAATACAGTCAATGTCGGTATCGGAATAACCAATCCAAGCAATTACACTTTACATGTGAACGGATCCCATTACAATAATGGAACTATATATTTCCCAAACAATGGTGCCGGCCTCAATTGGGGTTCATCCTTTTCACAAATCTATGATAACGGTAATCTTTACATTGTTACGGATGATAACATGTACATTCAAGCACCCGGTGTGTTAACGATAACATCACCTACCACCACATTTTCTGGAACTGTGACTGCCTCTCAAGTGAATACATCTGGTTCAGGGCAGGTAGTTTTAGTTTCAGGTGGGTCAAGCAATCCCGGATACTTGGCCATCTATAACCCTTCCAACACTCGCGTAGGATATGTCGGGTGGCAAGGTGCTACAAACTATTTGTATTTAGAAACTGAAAATGGATATGTCGGGTGGAATGTGTCTGGAAACTTTATAGTGAACGGAACTACAGCACTGAACAGCACAGTGACAACATCTGGAAGTGTGGGTATCAACACTAGCCCTTCATCGGCACTGCATGTATACGAGTCGACCGGCACGCCTGCGGCATACAACAAGGGTTCAATTACGATATCACACGGGAACAATTCTGGAGTGTCCAGCATAGTTTTCCCGTCAAAGATCAATTTCGGTTCGGACATGGGTCACATCACATTTATTGAGGATTCAGTGAATACAAATTGGACGGATCCAAACGGAGTCTCACGCAACTACAACTATTGGGGTACTACAAACAATTCAGAGGTTGCGACATTACTTATTGGGTGCGAGAATGATGGCCCAGGTCAGGGTTACAGCGGCGCACCTGGTCCGGACTCGGTCGTGATTTCACCGGCCGGAAATGTTGGAATTACTCCACGTGCCGGTTACACATACATTTCTGGATCAGTGGGTATCGGTCTTACAAACCCCTCCACGACATTCCATGTGTCCGGTACAATTTACTGCTCGGGTGATATCGTCGCTTACTACTCAGACGACCGATTGAAGAAACGCACGGGCCTTATCGAGTCTCCACTTGAGAAAATCGCATCCCTTGATGGTTTCTTGTATGTGAACAATGACACGGCAAAGGGACTCGGGTTAACTGACGACAAGCAGAGAATAGGTCTCAGTGCCCAACAGGTCCAGAAGGTTGTACCTGAGGTTGTGCAGTTGGCTCCGTTCGACTCTATTAGCGTAAACAAGGAGGAGACTTCAAAGTCTGGCGAAAACTACTTGACTGTACAGTACGATCGGTTGATTCCTCTGCTCATCGAGGCTCTCAAAGAGGAGAAAAAGTTGAGAGAACAGTTACAGGACGAAGTCAATTCTCTCAGAGAATTAGTTCTTAACAGATAGTAATGGGAATACTTGTGAAACAGGGGACACTTCCGGACGGTTTTCAAGTTTCAAATGTTTACATGTGTTTCAGAGAGGAGGTGATTTACATCACTCGTGGTAAAAAACCAAAGTACATCATCGATTCTTACTACAAAATCTATCCAAACAATGACCAAAAAAGCTCGTACGACATCAGGATCCCTATTCAGGTCCACACAAATGATATTTCTCAGGGAATATACACATATTTGTACAATGAAATGAACAAGTTCTACCCGAATAGTATAAATATGTTGTGAAATATAAATGGGCATATTCGTTCCTCAAGCGACCCTTCCATCGGGTATAAAGCTTACTAATGTTTACATGAGTTTCTCTGGAGAGGTGGTCTATACAGCACAATTCCAGGGAAAATGGAGAGTCCAATCCAATTATAAAGTGTTCAAGGATCAGGTTTCGGCCAAAAATGGGTACTCGAACATCCGTATCGAGTTTGCAACTGTTGTTGACAAGTTTACGAGCAACCCGTACATCTGCCTTTACGATGCCCTAAAACAAGAGTACCCAGGGGCGGTTGATGTGATTGATCTGAACCAAACTGTTCAGACGAGTAACTTGGTCATCTCTACGAGCACGCTTGCATCGCTCCAAGCCGATCTGAGCAATGTTTCTAATATTTCAGAAACAAGTAACCTTGTCTTCTCGACAGATATTTTTAGTCAAATTTCGGAGATTATTCTTCGTCAACCTCCCACCACTTTGTAAACCCAGTTTTGTCTACTAATTTATAAATAAAATCAAGAGGGTAAGAGTTCCACAGGTAAAGTAGATCCCGGTCTTCGGGCGGGAACAAGAGGACTCTTTTCGTGCCCTTCACTTGACATAACCAAACATCGTTATAATCATAGTGAAGAGCAGTCGTTATGTGACCAAAACTTACAGATATACCCGCATTAATAAACCTGGTATTATGTTCAGGTCTCAAATAATCTATATCAAACAATCTATTTAATAGAATATATTCATCAGATTTTTTCTGTTTGAGAAATTTTTCAAATGTTTTATCGGACCCTTTCATATCTGGAAATCTATGGAATATGTTGTGCGATGAAAATATTTTATTTGGATTTTTTGTTACATTCATAATCTTTTCAGGTCCAATAAAGGTGGGTAGGTTCTTTATTTCTGGGACTACACTCGGGGTGAGTTTTGGAATGAGTTTTCCGCTCTTTCCTTCGATCCAGTCGTCTTGGTGTCTGTAGACAAAGTGAAAACTTGCATTGAGTCCGCACTCCTCGTTTGGCTCCTCACTGAATATAAAGTGGAACCACCCGGCGGGTATAAACAACATAGACCCTTCTTTTACAATAAATTCTTGCCTTTTCGCTTTGTAATATAAAGGGTACAGATCTTTTGATGGAAATTCTTCTGTTATTTTGGATTGTCTAATTTCATAAAAGAATTGGTTGAGATCCATTAATTTCGTATGAGATTTTATTCAAAATTGAATGATATAGATATTTTAGGTTCTGAGCTTGGGTTTGGCGGAAATCCGTGGAGGACCCACCCTTCAAAGAGTAATAGTTTTTTGGTTTCAATTGGTTCGTTCCATTCATTTCCGAGAAGTGTCCACTTGTCCCAAACGAATTTCAAAAAGTAACCATCTGGGTGTTGCGGAATGTTCACATAGTACACACCGCTAATAGGGTGCACCCCGTGTGTATGCGTGCTGTGATGGTCCCCACGGTACCCCACGGTTGCCCACATCCAGCTAATTTTAAACTTTCGATCCGTGCCCATGAGCCGGGCATACCTCTCCACTGCCTCTTCAATTTTGGTTTTAAATTCAAAAAAGACTGGGTTACAGTGGAGGCTAACAGGGTCCCGGAATGTAGTATTTTTTGTAATTCTAAAAATTTCATTAGCCATTTGGTTATTGTATTCTTCGGATATGTTTAGTTTCTCCCGGTACAATACACATGGGAAGATAACACCGGGTTCCATACCGTATATTTTTTTAAAATCTCTATGTAGATGATAGAAGTTTGGTTTCCGACTCTAATTTACAAAGAGAATTTGGGTCCACTTGTGGACAATCAGGAACTTTACAAAAAGGCGCTTGAACTCAAACAGAGTACTCCCAAGGCTCGTGACTGGGACGCATACAGTACACTTGCAGCAGTTAACATCAGGGATGACCCTCTAATTTTGGATTTAATTTCAAAATGTAAAGTGCATGTACTCAACTTTGTGAGAGAGTTGGGTGCTAATGAGTTCAAGTCAGTCAGATGTAGTGAGTGTTGGTTCAATTTATATGAAAAAAATGATTATCAGGAAATTCATACCCATATGAATTCACACATCAGTCTTGTGTATTATGTCAAAGTCCCAACGGATTCTGGTAATATAGTGTTCAATTCACCGACATATCTTACGGACCTGTTCAGAACATCCTTCACCCGTGATGTGACTACTGCGACATATACTCCGGGTGAGTCGGATGTTATGATTTTCAAGTCTAATGTTGCTCACCGGGTTACTCCCAACAAGACGGATGAGCACAGGGTGTCAATTGCTATGAATTTTATTCTAGAATCATAGTAAATGGGACTTCTAGTACCTGAGCTTATTCTACCAGATGGAAGACACTTTAGTAATGTGTATGTTTCATTGAATAATTCATTTGTGTATACCCATCCAGTGCGCGGCCAAGACTACCAGATGTCCTGTATGGTCCGGGTTTACTCTTCACCTGACAGGGAAGACCTCCCCATCTATGAATTCCCAATTGAAATTCCAAATTCAGACCTGACCAAGGGTCCCTTTGTCAACATCTATGCTGCACTCAGAGCTATGTTCCCTGATGGCACAGATTATCAAAACTAAACCAACCGGTAACTATGTACTTGGTTTCCGTGCGTGAAGGAATTCCTTTATGTGTATGAGTCCACTCCGAGGGCCATATAAGTGTCTTGCCCTTTTCAGGTTTCACTTTCATATTTTGATACAAAAATTCAGTTTCACCTTCGTCATCGACCGTGTTTAGATAAGTCATAAACACAAGTATCCTTCTCAGGTTGTGACTCTTTGGTGAATCTCGTTCACAGTGCCACTTTTTGTACCACTGACCAGGATTGTATTTTTGTATGTTAATATTCTCGATAACAGACCAAGAGTCAACCACGCGATCGCACATTTGATATTTTTGTTTGTATTTCTCCACACAGTTCTGTAATTCATTTATATACACGGATCTGAGTGGTTCACAGAGGCTCGTATCGGTCGACTCTTTTATGTTTATACAAACACCGTCACTCGAAAGACCTGGCATTTTAGGTGTTGAATCCAACTCGAAATATTTTACTATTTCATCACACAAATTAGGGGTTATAAAGTATTCTTCTATAAAGTTCATTCTATTAACTTCCAAGCTATTGTTTTTCTTATGTCAGACACATGGATCGCGGGTCCCAACCCCCTGTGTACAATTTCTGATTTAAAAAGGATACCGTGATTTGGAATTGGGAGCTGGCTTACAATTCCTGTTTTCAGATTGAACTGTGTCATTCCGCCCCATCTTGCAAGTTCGTTCTCCTTGATAGTATTTGTGTAGAGCAAAAAGGTCCAGGTTCCTGGTCTGAAGTCGTCTTGATGAAAACTTCCATCTTGTCCGTGAGTCTGACCATTTGCATACACGGATCTTACCATACTAAACTTTTTTCTGGTGACATTTTCTATATGAGTTTTCAAGTATTCTGTAAAAAACTTGTCGTGTATGAGATCCATGTTCCAAAAACTAAAAGTGTCTTCGACGAGGGACCGGCCTATGTATTTCCAGCTTCCTTTGTCCAGAACATCTTGAACATGCTGAAAATCAGTAACATGCAAAAAATTTGGAAAATGGTATATGGGTGGTTCCTCTGTACTTAGGCTTACAAACTGCGAAATTGCCCAGCGTCCGCTTCCTTTGACCACCTTTACTTCGTGTTCGGTCGAAGACGGAAACACAAGTAAACAATTCTTTTCGATAGGTACGCGAAAGTCCCCAAAGTACAAATCACCTCCTTCAAAAGTCTTGGGGTCCTTCCATACATAATAAATTGCTGTAATCAAAGACTTGTCACGATGTGGTTTGTAGTATCCTCCATCCTCGTAATAACTCACCAAAGTTCTATCATACACCTCCTGTTTTAAATATGAATAAAACCAATTGTTTTTGGCAAGTTCCCAAGACACTTCCCCAAACAGTTTTCTATTTAGTTTTACTATTATGTTTTGATTGTTTTCGATAAAGAGACCATTATTTTTTTTGTGTACTTCACCTCGTATATTCATGGCTGAACCAGTGACTTCTGGGGGTTGTAATTCTGGTTTTAAATTGTCAAGTTCGTCGAGTAAGAGTTCAACTTCATCTTCTGTATAGTAGTCTCTTATTATACAGAATGTGACTGGGTGTGTGTAAAACGAATACTTCATGTTAATATATGTATCTAAATCTTTAATCCACAATTTGGCTGTATCCATAACTTCCGCCGATTTTGCCACCGGGCGGTGCACCCGGTCCACCTGAGTTTCCTCCGTAATTTCCACTGTTTCCACCGGATGCCCCGTTGTTAGCCCCTCTACCTCCTCCACCATTTCCTCCTCCTGCGCCTCCTCCAAAAGTAAAACCGGATTGACCTGCCGAACCTTGATATCTAGCATCCGGTTGACCTCCACCCGGGCCGTATCCGCCGCCACCACCCCCACCCC